TTCGATAGCCTAAAATGGGTGACGAGATCCCAAGCCCCCCCAGCTGAGCCATATAGCTCAAGCCTGTGCAGCTTTGCCCTTGACCAACACTATAACATCTGATATTATAGAAAGCGTAATCGCCCTGGCACCATATATAAGGTATTGCGAATTGACCCGCACGTTGATGAGCAATCAGGGATAAGTAGAATTATTGTCCAGGGCGATTCTTTAACAAAAGTATAGGTCGAAGCGTGACGACCATATAAAACAGCCCTTTACGGTGCGGTAGGTTAAACCTCGCAGGTCCGGTAGTCCTTGTGCTTAGGGCGCGGGGGAACGGCCGGACCTGCTTTAACAAGGTAGGAGAAGGAGACGCGGAACACCGGCCGGCCGCAGGACACGGCTTTTAATCGGCTAATAGCTGAGCCGCAAGACACGGTACAAGGTGACGGTGGACGACCTGTGGAATCCGGGCAACGGGTAGTAACTTGAAGGTTGGACGATGCTATTGTAGTTACTACAAGCCGCACCAGACCCCCCATATGTAGACACGGCCGGCCCAAAACGCGGGTTTAGGCTCAGCCAGGGCCACATATGGGGGTATTAGGAAGGAGTAGCGAAATGGACAGAGATGAAGCGGAGCAGCTTACAAAAATCGAGATCACGGCCGCACAGGGGAGAGCCTTAGAGAGGCTTTTCGACAAGTTTTACTATGTGGGGGACCGGGTAGTGCCCACGACCGCCTTCCCGCACCGGGACAACATTGACAATGGCGCTCGAAGGTGTTTGCGTAGACTCGGCCGGCGCGGAGTGCTGGATCGGCTTCCTGGCGGTGCGCTGGAAGTCACCCCAACAACCATTGCCACTTTCCAGGAGTGGGAGCAAAAGACCTATGGAGAGGTAAAACGGCGGGGGGATAATGGCTAAACATCAGACCGACGAAACAATTGATTTTTGTTCCGCTATGACGCGGCTTCATTTCGGTTCTGATGAAGCTGTGGAAGTGCTGAAAAACGACCGAAAAAAGGCCGAAAATGCTGAAAAACTGGCCGAACTTCGTAAAAAACTACCAGATATGAAAGAAGAACTGGAATTAATCGAATTTGAGGCCCGCGGTCTCAAACGACAAATCCAGGAGATCGAAGCGGAGATAAGGGGGTTAGCATGAGCAATTATAAAAGATGTGGAATTTGCGGGAAGTTTGGTCCGGCCGACAGTCATCAATGTCCCCCGGTTTTCAGGGCCAGGGTAAAGGTAGACCAGACCTTCTATGTAATAGAGAAGGTCTACGCTGATAACCGAGATGAAGCGGCCGTGAAAGCAACAGCAAAGGTAGACTCATTCTTTGACCATTCGTACCCGATAGCTTCTAAAGCATGGACAGTCGAGGTCCAGGTAGTCGATAATAAAGGGGTGACTTCCTGGCACAATATTGATGGAGCGTTAGAGCCCACCTATTGCAAATCAATGATGTCATCCACGATCGGCCGGGACACTATTGAAAGGGTATGGGTTGAAGGGTTCAACAATGTCGATGTTTACCAGTTGGGGGATCTTCTTCTGGTGAGGGTTGGAGATCGTCCAGAAGCTGAGTGCGAGGCCCTGGACAAGTATATGGTTGGGCAAACTCGGCCGACGGTTAAGGATGCGGACGTTCAGGACTTCATTTATTTACATGATTATGATCGCTTCCGCAAAATTCAGGAAGGCGGTCAATTTCATGACCAGGATTGGGATTAACCATGAATAACCAAAAAAGGGACACGGCTATATCGAGGGTGAATGTTGTACTGGGACAATTGGCAACTATTGATACCAGGGTGAAAGCCCTGGACAAGATAATAAATGCTGTTCGTCGGGGCAGAGAGAAAGGCACGGATATAGATATACCGGACTATGGAAAAACTACGGTAGACACAGAACCCCTACTATTATTGCTCATCAACCAGAGCAAGGAATTGAAGGAACAACAGGAGTTTTTCAGCAAGAACATCATCATGTCGGCTGAGTTATTCAATTCGGTCTTTACCATCCCGATATGGTCCGAGCCACCGAGCGAAAGCCCGGACAAGCCAGATAAGAGCCCTGATCGGCCGGACGTAAGTCCTGACCAAGCGGACAAGGGGGAATAATGTCAGACGACTGGCCGACGATTAAGAAGTTAGTTGATGCCCTGAAAGCGGCCGGGATCAATGAGCGGATCATCAAGGATGCCCAAAGAGGGGATTATCATGATTATTTATCTGGCTATGCTACGCCCTTGCAAATGCTAGTCAACAATCTTAGATTCGATGCACTCGGCCAGCGGATCGCGCTACATGCCAGCTTGGGGATGGATCACTTCTCGGCCGAAAGCATCTTGCGAATAAGCAAGCGTGAGGTCCATGTAGTTCCTGTGCCGTTGGGCAAGATTGTTGCCACGGCCGTTATAGCCAGGGTTGTCATTGAGAGTCATGACAAATGGTTCTTTGGGCCTTATGGGTGGGTATTCGAGGATGTGATTAAATTGGATGAACCAATCCCGGCCCGCGGGCATTTAAGCCTTTGGCAGGTCCCGGATGAGATTGAAAAAGAAATTAACAGGCAGCTTCATCGAAGGGGGAAACAAATATGCGGATAGTGGTTCCTGATTCATTAGTCAATAAAGTTTTTCATGACAAAGACCATTGGCATCTTCGGGCATTGGCATTGGCGACCATGCTTGAAATGATGGGCGTTGATGTCGAAGAAATCCTCACCGGGCAAAAAGAAACGTGTATAAAGCATATTCTACAGGCGAACCTTATGGAGAGTTCCGGTGCCAGCTGGGATTTGCATGAGCTAGTTGACATATTCAACTCACCTGTAGCAGGAGATAAATAGCATGGCTTCCATAATTGGTGATTACATTGAAGAAGTAATGATCGGACCTCATACATCGGCCGGGTATGAATGTTCGATGTGCGAAAGTCGGGGAGCAGAGGTAGATGAGATCGAACATGATGGTTATTGCATCGTTGGCGAAGCCGTTGCTCTCCTGGCAAAGCTGGAACTTGCTGAGCAGGAAAACCAGGGGCTGTCGGATGCCTGTGTACGGCTTCGAGACAAGATGCTCGATGGCGGGGCTATGACTCATCGCTTCACTGACATGATGGGTGGCCCTGAGCATGTGATTGACGCGGCTACGGAGTATTTCGGCCGGCTGGAGAAAGGGAAGGTTGGGTACATGCACAAGCTAGATCCCGAGGAAGTGGCGGCCATTGTGGAAAAGTACGAGACCGGCAATATCACCCAGGTTCGATTGGCTCAATATTACGGGGTTTCTCAGGCTGCGATCTCTATGATTGTTCGCAAAAAACGGAGACAGGGATGAACACGGCCACAAGAACTGTTATGACTCAGGGGGTTGTTACCCCGGAAGGAACTTGGTCTAGTACGGCCCAAGAGGTATGTGCTCGAATTGATAAGGCCGTTTCAGATGCCATGAAAATGATGTATGCCGAATATTCGTCAAGTGTAACTATAAAACAAGTAGCCATCACGCCATTGAACCTTGGTGGAATGATTTTCTTAGCGGTTACAACAGTAGCAGAGTGGGAAGATGGATAAACAAAAACGAGAATACTTCTTCACGGCCCTAGATAGTCACTTAAAGGCAGGAAAAAGTCCGGCTGTAGCCCTACAAAGGGCTGTCAAGGACTATGCCTATGTATGGCACACAGATGGTGACGGCCGACTTCCCTTTGGTCGGGCCAGCGAGTTAGCCCTGGAACAATTACAAGAAGGACAGGAAGGCGAACTCAGGGATGCAGACGGCTACATTGTGGAACTCAGGCGCACCAGAAAAAAGCTAACTCCAGCACAGCTTTTTGAGATACCAAAGCGGTATGCGGTTGGAGATGTCACACAGGCAGAATTAGCGGCCGAATACGGGGTAGATGCTTCGGCCATATGCCGCATCATTCAGGCATTTACGGAAAAAGATGACTAAATGGCCGGTTCACTCGATCTCCGTGGCGCTATATGATGAGCCCTGGCGTGAGAAGGCTTTCGACAAAATGGGAATCAGGGTACGAGTGACGCGGGTGATGCGGTATGCGTCCGGGAAACAAAGTAAGCATCGGGATTATTACCCAGGTCTTGGCTTGTTAAAGATGCTACCGGGACTTGCTTGGAATTATTATTTTATGTCATTTGAGATGAAGGATAAGATTCGGTTATCAATTCATCGGCAACCGGCCAAGCCAAAGGGTTCGATAGTGTACGGGATATACGTAGATACGCCCTATGAGGATGAGCCCGAATGATAAAAGTAGCTGAAATCGCTTATATGTATAAATTGTCCAAAAAAAACGGGCATCCTGAGACAACAGATGCGCTTTATGGCTTGCTTCTGCACGGCCTCGGTGAAAGGCAAAAACAAGCCGTAACTTTAATTAATGCTAATGGGCCAATGCGCTGTGTGGAAGTAGCGGCCAAGTTGCATATTAGCCGGAGAAACACTAGCTCGTTACTGTCCATACTTGCTACTTACGGCCTTGTTAGATATGAGACAGTGATTGACCATAAAGGATCTCATTACGAGTGGAAGGGTATAGAATGACCATTTACGCTGAGGACATAAATTATTGGAAAACCAGCAAATCAGGCCATAGCACATGGTTTGATCGGTCTGAGAAGCTGATCGAGGAAGTTGGCGGGTCTGTTCTCATCCAGTCTGTCGGGAAACACCCCGAGACCGGCGAAGCTAGGTGCATGTTGGGCTTTAAGATCGGAGATGATTTCTTCCGGGTTGTGTGGCCGGTTCTGGAGTCCAAGACTGGTGACATCGTAGCTGCTCGAAGGCAAGCGGCTACTATGTTGTATCACGATGTAAAAAGCCGGTGCGTTTCGTCCAAGGTGTTAGGGGCGCGGACCGCGTTCTTTGCCTATTTGATGTTACCTGACGGCCGGGTTACTTCCGAGGTTGAGGTTGGGGTATTTGTTGATAAAAAGATGTTAATTCAAGGAGAAACAAGTGAATAAAGAAATAGTAGATCCAGAAGAAGTAAAACTAGGGGATGTTGTTCAGATCAACCCATTCTCTGATTTAGACCCATGTTATCATGGAGTTTATTTTATTGTGGCGAAGGTTCTGTCATGGGGTGTGATGTTGACACATTATTCCCCGCAGATCGGTCTAAAAAGCCAGCCGCCGAGCTCATTTCACCTTCGAGTGGCTACAGACCAGCCGGGCCAGCCAAAATTCTTTCGGGTCGGCCAATCGCCGATTATCCCAGGGGAGATTGCTAAGGACATCTGGCCTGATGCTGAGGTCAGGACACGGGAAATACATGACGGAGAAAAAGAATGATATTTGAACCGCTGTGGGCCAGCGCCCAAAAAGATGAATTAATCCTTACGCTTGGCGGCCTGTGCCATTTCCATAAACGGAAGGACGGTCAGGTCACGATTCATGAGATAATCGTGCTTCCCAAGTACCAGCGCCAAAGCAAGGCCACGACCATGCTGAATATTGTTAAGGCTAGGGCTCGGGCAAATCCAGGGCCTCAGCCAACGAGCATCTTTGCAAAGGTGCCGGCGGATCTTCCAGCCAATCTTTGGTTTAAGGCTATGGGCTTCCAGCCAGAGGGCAACGAGGAAACCAAATCCGGCCGAATCATGACTCTCTGGCGTCTAAAACTTACTGTAGAAAAAGGAAGGAAATATGGCAAAAAGAAAATTAGTTATTAAGAGTGAAAAAACAGAAGAAACCTTAAAGGAATTGTCTCTGGAAGAATTCAGGGACATTGGTTATCTTCAAGAAGTCAACCGCCAAGTTCTGCACCTTGTAGGTCTTGCTATGTATGTCGAGATCGATGATGCGACCGGTGAGGCCACTGGTATAGGCGTCATTGATTATCGAGACGATCCCGAGGGTGTTTTCTTCCCCAACGGGGCGGACCGGGAAAAGGGAGAACGGGTTTACCAGGAAGTTATGAAGCGGGCCGCTCATCGGAAGCGGCTTTTTGGGGGACGTGGGTTAGCCCAACCGATTGATGAGACCATGGACCCACAGGAGCTATCGGGTTATCGGAAGTCTCAGGAGAAGGGCGGAAACGTTCTGAACAAATAATGGATGAATTTAATTTAGTTCGCCGGTTAGATTGTGTTTGGTGCGGTAATCGGCAAGTCCCGGAAGTCCAGGAAGAAGATAAGGACATCGGTTGGTTTTGGGAAAAGGCGGCCGGGCGGTGTGTGTTCGTCCATGAATATAGTGATGACCTGGCTCAGTGCTGGACTATCAATATGGAAGGTGAAGTACAAGCGGGTCTCGTTGCTTGGTCCGGCTTATTAGTTATTGAGCCGAAGGAGTAGCATGGGCGCAAAAAGCGAAGTGGTTATCAGACAATGCCCGATTTGCCATCAGCGGGCAGAGATTAAAATAACGGTCAAGGGCAACAAGCGAAAGGGGTTTACCGAGACCTGGAAGCACGTAGGGACTCGCCACAAAAAATCATATCGAACAAGTTAGGAGAAATCATGCACAACAAAGTAATTCTGTTAGGAAATCTAGGACAAGATCCGACCATGAGCTACATGGCGGACGGTACGGCCGTCACCAATTTCAGCGTGGCGACAAACCGGACCTGGAAAAATGCTGAGGGCGAACAGATGAAAGAGACCGTTTGGGTTCGGTGCTCAGCATGGAACAAGTCGGCCGAAGTGATCAATGAGCACTTCATCAAGGGACAGGCCATTTATGTCGAGGGACGGTTAAAACCCGATCCACAGACTGGTAATCCCCGTGTCTACGAGCGGAAAGACGGGGTAATGGCAGCTTCTTACGAGATCACTGTCACTGAATGGCGATTCGTTTCTGGCGGAGACGCCGGCGAAAGGACGCAAAGCCAGGGCCAGCAGCATCCAGAGGAAGAAGATGAAATCCCGTTCTAACCCGCCTGATGGATGGGCAGAAGTAACCGTAGGTGATGCGGGTGAGGATCTTGTCGATATGAAGATGTTTATCGAGGATGACAATCTCATTGTCATGATCCGTACTGAGGACGGTCAGTTTGCGGCCAGCGAGGACGGCGGTGAGACCTTCCGAGAACTCATTTATGCTGAGCAGTATGACAAGCTGAGGGACCGCTATGACAGGCAGCGCACAATGAACCGTGCGATCCTCATCCTCATAATTGTGGCTTTCATCATTTTGGTTTTCTCGGTGTTTGTCTAAAGGAGCGATATGGAAGAAGAAGAAACTAAAATTGTTAAGACCTTTGGCCCGGTTGGGCTGGATGGGGATCTCGAAATCGAGCCCGGCCGCTGGTATTGGTATGAGCCGTTGGGTGTTCCAATGATGGCTCTTTATCCAGCGACATCAGACGGTAGTGTTTGGTGGGTCTTAATTCCCCGGATCCACGTTGGAAGTATGCCAAAACTGATTATGGATACGATTGGAGAGTGTCATCTTACAGACCTTTTAGGTAAGGAGTCTCCGTACTAATGGCTTTTAGAAAAGGCAAGAGAAAGAAACCCCAGCCCGAGGCTCAGCCAGATCCCCAGCTGCCGGCCGAAAAGGAAATACGAACCGCTACCGTCACTGTGGAAACGGCCGAGTTGATGAGTCAGCCTGTGGGCGACTGTCGTCATCCTATGAAAAAGATGTTCCTGGTCGATGAGGATACCGATAAGCCCATGTTAGTTTGCACAGGTTGTACGGCGACTTTCCCGGTTATCATGGTTGTTGAGGGCGATGTGGTTCAAGACATTTGGATTGATCCAAGCGCCCTTGAACTAGAAGATGGCTCGGAAGAAGAATGAACACCGACAGGGAGTTAAAGGGTATAGTTGAAAAACACCCAGGGCATACCACAAATGAGTTGGCAGCTATGTCCGGTATATCAGAATCTTGGGCTAGTTTCGTCCTACGGCGCATGAGAAAGCGCGGAAGTGTGTACGGATATGGGCGCAATCCGCGTAGATACTTCAAGGGGCATAATATGAAAGCTGATATTGAGACTTTGAGCGACCATCAACAAGGGTTGGTCCGCTTCATGAACCATAACCGGTGTTATATCTTCATGCAGCACGGGATTGAGGCTTATACCGATTTTTCATGGAACTATCGGGGTGCATGGCTACTAACACACAGCCGCGGACCTTCAAACGCCACACTTCATGCGTTGCGAAGAAAGGGCGTTTTAGTGGAAGCGCCAGGGGAACACGTTCACTGGAATAGTACCCGGTACACCCTGGCCGACGATTGGAAAGATAAGGAGTAAATATGTTATATGAACTAACAACTATGAGTGACCAATATACCATCAAGGCCGATGATTTCCAGGTTGCTGCTTGTGCCTGTTTGCTTCTCGGGCGGGGTAATTATGCCTTGAAAGAAGTAGGCGGAAAGGGCTATGTTCCCATTTTTGTATTAGACGGTTATGTTGACAAATGGGTTAAGGATACATTTGGCATCACCCTGGAAGAACTTTTCCAGAGCGGCCGGGGGGAATTGCCCGTATGTCTGGATAGTATTGTAATCGGTGGACCACAGGGCCGGAAAGACTATCTAGCGGCTGCTCAGGGAAAGACCGGAAAAGAAGCTGCAGTGTTTTGGCTGGAGTGGCATGATGAACATCGGTCTTCCATGAATGACATCGGCCAATATGCCAAGGATTATGCTGTCGCCCTGCGAAAGGAAATAGCTAAGAGAGCCGATGAAAAATAGGTCAGCTTACGGCCTGTCGGCCGTGGCGAAGGCTTTTCCGATTATTATGGAGTCTATTAAGATCGCTGTTTGGAGAGCGGCGTTGTTTGAGAAACAAAATAATTTATGGTCTTGGAGCGCGAAGGAGAGAGTTATGGATCGAGATGAAAATTTGACAGATGAACGGATCTTGGGACGGTACTTGGGGCCTGCTCAGAGAGAGACCCTGTTGCAGTTTCAGAAAGAGGATGAGATCCCGGACGCCCATGTCAGGACAATGGCTCAGATAACCGGCCGCGGCTACCGTCCCCCTACCCAGGTCGAGATATGGCGCAATTATTACGAGGTTTGGGACACAATCGGGTTTTTTGCGCCGGCCGAATTGTATGTGTGGAAGGATGAGACTGACCATTACGTGGCTGAGTCCTGGCAGGAAGCAACCGAGTTGTGGGTAAAGCGCCTTGGAGAGAAGCGTGAGGATTACTACGAGGGTCAGAAATATGATGGGTGGTCTCGGATGGGCGGTGATGAAAAGTTCGCCATCTTCTGGTATGAAGATGATTGGCCGCCAAGTCTCAAAGAGTTGCCCGAGGAAATCATTAAAAATGGCGAACATGATGAGTCTGCGGGCATCTGGCTTGTAGATTTGACGGCGAAGAAATGGACCGAGGTCAACGGGAAGGGTTTCTTGGCTTCCAGCGAATACTAGGAGAAGGCTATGTCGGAAAGCATAGAGATTTTAGAAGCTAAGGCACTTGCATATTTTTATGTTTCCAGGTTGTTTACAACTAGCGATCCTGATCTCTCCGATTTAATTCACGATCTTGGTTATTACACTAGAGCAAATGACACAAAAGCGTTTTTTGCGACAACCAGGAAAATAGAGCAACACCTAAAGGAAAAGTGCGATGAATGATTTTGATGAGATCCGGGGTATGAAAACTGTATTACGGCCGGTTGAGTACATGGGTAAGTGTAATCCATTTGAGATTGATCTTATCATGCTATCTAAAATACAGAGCATGAAACTTCATGAGTCGTTGCTTCGGTCTTATCACATCCTGGATAAGGTTAAGCGACTGTTGGCGAACGGGACACCGGCCGGTGTTGTTGTGGACCTGATCGAGATGATGGAGACTCCGTTACCGGAAGCGGAAAAATTAGAACAAGAGGTATTAGATGATGAAACCGATTGAACAGCCCATGATGGCTAACCATATGTGTGTTTTCTGGCATCGTCCTGATGAGAGAATAGAGCCCATGTGGGATATGCTTGGCATTCACCGGCTCATGTGGCGTGGCGGGAAATCCCCTTACGTCATTTTCAGATGCAGTTCTGCGGCCTTCGAGTGGGTGCAGAATATCGACCAGGGCCATATTGAGATCCGGCACGTTCCGATAGGCTTGTTAGACAACCCCTATGCTGGTGAATTGGTTTGTACCATTAAGAATATAAGGCTAACTGAGGCGTGGGTAAACAAGATAAGTCGACTGGAATTTGAGATTGAACCCATTTATTTTCATATAGCGGCTGAGTGTGATATTGATTGGAAACTGTTTCCAATTTTTGAGGTCTCGGAAAGAGGCAAAGGAGTAAGGCATGAACCAAACAACAATATTGACAGTGGCGTTTAGCTGTCTCGTGTTCACGATCTTGGGCATTGAGATCGTGCATCGAGTTCGCACCGCTCAGGCTCATCGAGCCATTGTGGTCAAGCGGCTAAAGGACGTGTGTGATGAGTAGTCCTCAAGGTGATACTGGCGTTCAAGGTCCGACTAACAATCCTTTGGCTGTGCCTTTACCCGATCTCGTTGAGAGGATCACCGTCAAGTACGGTGAAACGGTCAGCGTAGGGGATTATTGTAACGTCCGATTGGATGTCGAGTACGTTGCTCAGGAAACGATTACCCAAAACCCCGATGGGTCAATTGCTTCCACTAGATTCTATGATCCTCATGCGGTCCGGGATGATCTGTTGGACAGGGCAAAGCTGACCGTTCAGACAGAGATCGATTTAGCCCTGGAAGCCCACGGGCAACCGCCAAAGTATTATGCGGGAATAAGATATAAAGTCATAGAGTCATATGTCCATAACCTTGTTGTCGTCGCCCCTGTCGAGTATGAAATGCCAGATGACTTTTTCCAACCAGATTTTCGGCATACCGGTGTTCGGTATCAGGTTGCATGGGACTTGGCAAAAAAGGCATCAGTGTTAAGACAGGGCTGCGAGATTTTTGATATGTCGTTAGCGAATACCCCCCCGTGGATTGAGAAAGAGAAGCTGGCCGAGGAAGAAGAGATTAGTGACCTCATCCAGCCGGACAAGGAGCTACCTCATATCAGCGACTAGCCATAGTATGATATAGTATTTATGTGGCCCGGTTGGTTTATCCATCCCCCATGTGTAGCACACAGGAGACCCCGGCCGGGCCATTTATTAAAGGAGATTTATGAAAGATCGCAAACAGTGGTTTGATAAAACAGCTAAGCCTATGGATGAAAGACCAGAATACAGGTTTTTAGAGCAAGAGCAGATCGGCGGAAAAGGTACTTATCAAGTTAATTTTATTCATTTCGTAGGACCGATCAGCGCACATAGCTTCATGCCTATTTTTGGTATCCTTCAATTCCTGGCCCAATCAGGCAAGATCAAGGCGAATGGCGATGTAGAACATAGGTTCGGTATCTATCAGCAACAGAAATGGGATTTGGGCGGGTCTTATTTAGGTCCCGTCAACAGCCAGAAGGAGAAGTAGATGCCCAAAGCAGAATATCCGCCTAACTGGAAGGACGTTGCTACCCAGGTAAAAGAAGATGCCGGATGGCGTTGTATTCGTTGCAAGCATCCTCATGAGAACCCTGGTCATCATATTAAGTGTGATATGAAATGTGACCTCGTGCGTCATCCTGAGATCCGGGGTGTAGAACATATAGATAATGAGGACGGGACGGCGGAACTTCGCCTAGATTGGGTGAGCGGCCAAAAGCAGCGGGTTCTTACGGTCCATCACCTGGACGGTAACAAGTGGAATCTTCAATGGTGGAATCTAACGGCTTTGTGTCAGGTTTGCCATCTCATTATTCAAGCGAAGGTGAATATGTTCCGGCCGTGGGCGATGTTTGAACACTCGGAGTGGTTTAAGCCCTATGCGGCCGGGTTTTACGCTCATCGTTACCTTGGCGAATCTCTCAGCCGGCAGGAAGTAGTAGAACGGATGAGCGAATTACTGGCCCTCGAAGGGCCTTTAACTTTTCCAACCTGGAAAAAAGCGGACTACATTGATCCAGAACAAAACTTTATAAAGGATTGACCATGATGGCAGGATTAGGACATTGGACTCAGCAAATAACATACCGAAACTGTGGGAATTGCCCGACCTGCCGGAAAAGCAAGGAAGATCGGCCCCACGGTCCATATAGCCAGCTTCGCCGTCGCAATCCCTTAGCGGCTAACAGAGGCGGGAAGCAAGATCATGTGTACCTCGGCCGAGTGGAACTAACTGAGGCGCAAATTAACTTTGTTAATGAGCGGTTCAATGGGCCGGAAGTGCCAACCCGAGAAGAAGTATTCAAAGCATTGGGAGTATAGCGAAATGGCAAACAAGTATCGAGTAGGTGCAGTAGATTATCCCCAAGATGACGATCCGACATTTTCTGATTTCTATCAGGCTCTCAAATATACCGAGGATGAAGGCATCAAATATATGGATACTATGTATGCTATTTGGGAGAATGATCATCCAATCGTGATACTCTATATGTTCGATATATTTACTAAAAATGGGTGGCTCTGGCCACTACAGCCGCGGCAAAAGCAGATGGCATTGGAATTATTATGAGTACCTCACAAGAAATTGCGGAGTTAGCTGCGAAGCTGCCAGAAGAAGATTGGGACTTGCTCGACAAGGCCGTGGTATTGCTTGAAAGATACGATCCTGATGCTGCGGCCGATGCGCTTAGATGGGCTCTTTTTGAACTTGACCTGGACACTGAGCATGTCCTTGAATTGGTAGACAATCTGGAGCGGGCGCTGGCCCGGTATCATCGTCCCCTATTGGAAGAATCCCAAGCGTTCAAGACGGATATGAAACGGTTTTTTCAATACATGCGCGGCTTCCTGAAGGATTATGAATATTTGGCTGCTCAGGAAATCATGGGGTTCTATGAAGGGATGTTTGCTCCGGCTGGCAAGAAAGTGTGTGGGTCACTCATAAAACAGTGTCGAGCCACGATAGACGGCGAGAATTGCCGGACGCCTTATGCAGGACCGGGGATTATGTATTGTCCGAAATGTGGCGTTGCCCGTCGCTTTTGCAACCGTACTCCTATTGCCTCTGGTCGATGTGGGGTTCATGGTGGAAAGCATATTGTTGGCGCATTTCGAGACGGGAAAAAGGCTTCCGGCCGGCTCAAAGTATACGGCGAGATGCTTAACGGTCAGCTTCGAGAAATGTATATTGAGGCGGTGACAGATGAGAATTATCTATCCGTAGCGCCTGAGATCGCGGCTCTGGCTGCTCGAAATGCCCAGCTGATGAGCCAGATGGGTGATACGGATTATATGGTTATTGCCGCGGGAATGGGGCGGGCTGTAGCAGAGATTGAAAGCGCCCTGGCTGAGGATAATTTCGCCCGTATTCATTTGGCTACCATAGACATTAAAGAACTCATGGGCTCAGCTATTGACGATTACCGGCGTTGGGATGAGTTTGGAAAGATAACAACCAGGATAGGACGGCTGACAGACGCTGAGCGTAAGCGCATTGTTGATGCTCAGCAAAGCATCTCCGTTCAGGAGATGTATATGCTCCAGCAAGAGATGTTGGTTGGCATCCGGGATGCAGCCACGGCCGCGGCTAACTATATTTGGACGTTGGCTCTTAATGGCAAGCTAGAGAACTCATCTCCTGTCAGGATCAGGAATGAATTTCTTAGAGAGATGCAAGGCCAGATGGCAGGTAAGAAAGGTCCGAAGTTGATTGAAGCCGATATTGTGGATGAGGAAGAATAATGGGTAATCAAAGTGCTTACAGGAAAATGGTAGTAAAGTTGCTTCGGGCCACGGCAGGGTTAATGCCTCGTGACTTGGTTTACTTCGTGTTGATACGGGTACAGCATGAGGTGACGGCCGAACAGTGGCCGGGTGATGGTCCAGATACAGAGTTGACTATGAGCCAAGCTATCGGCCGGTGGTATGCGTTGGGTATGTGGCCCAAGAATTTACGTGAATATGAGAAGGGGCGTAAGAAGGGGGACTAAAATGTTTCTTTGCATGGGTTTTTGGATCGCGGTCCTGATTTATCTTTATTTATACTATGACCCCCCGCGGTATTATGTCGTTTATTATTGCCCGTGTTGCGAGTGCTATCCGTGCGATTGTGAATGACATGCTGAATACCCAGTCGCCCCTTGCGCTCGGGTTTTACCAACAGGGGGCGCTGCTATGATGCCTAAAATGAAATGTTGCTCCTGTGGCAAGATGCCAGAGATAAAAACCCTTGAGGAAGATTTCTTCGTGATAGAATGGTTTGTAAGGTGTCGCTGTGGTAAGTCGGGCATATTGTCACCAAGCAAGGCATGGGCGATTAAAAACTGGAACAATGTTACAGATGCGCCGAAGACAGAAGGGGCATTACTATGATTGCGGATAGAAGTGGACACACTATTTCATGAAACAGAATGAGCTAGAAAGGCTAAAACAAGAAGCTAAGAAGCCTTCCATAGGCGATCTTTTCAGGGATGGGATTGTCCAGGGGCTCGATCCTGATGCGGCCGGGAACTATGAGATTTACCAGGATGACCCGGTTGGCTTTGTCAGTGAGGTTTTAGGCGCTACCCTGTGGTCTAAGCAGGTGGAAATGCTCGAAGCGGTCCGGGATACTGAGATCGTGCATATAAGATCGGCTACGGGTGTAGGCAAAACTTTCGGGCTGGCTCAGTTAGCTATATGGATATATAAGGCTTACCCCGGCTCTCAGGTTTACACAACCACAGCCCCGCCAGAAGCCAACTTGAAACGCCTGTTATGGGCTGAGATTTATTCCCTAACAAAAGAATTCCCCGAATTGTTTGCCGATGATGACATCCGGGCTTCGATGTTCATTACCCGGCATCCAAAAGAGTTCATAACTGGAGTTACGATACCCGTTTCCAGTAGTGATGAGGATATAGAAACCAAATGGTCAGGTAAACATGCTCCTGTAATCGTGTTTGAAGCCGATGAAGGAGACGGAATCCCGGACCCAGTTTATAAAGGTATGGACGGGTGCATGTCGGGCGGGATGGCAAGACAAATTATTTGCTACAACCCCAAGAAAAAATCCGGTGAAATATATCGCCGGGAAAAAGAGGGGCGGGCCTTAGTCATCGAAATGAGCGCCCTGGACCATCCGAATGTGCTGACAGGGGAAGATATAATCCCCGGCGCGGTCACTAGGGCCAAAACGGTTGAACGTATCCATCTATGGACCGAACCGAAGCCCCTGGACATGGACGTTAATAGCACTTGTTGGGAAATACCCGAGTTTCTTTATGGTGTCACCGGGAAAATGAATGATGGGACAATAATCCCGCCGCTTCTCCCAGGTATACGAGTCGTTATTGACAACCAGTTTTGGTATAAGGTCCTCGGCCAATACCCCCCTGGCGGAGTGGATCGGCTGATATGGGATGAGTGGATAGATATGGCCGTGTCTAAATGGGAACTGATGAGAGCGGCCCATGATGGTATTGTCACCCCGCCGGCCGGGATTCAGCCAACTATGGGGCTGGATGTGGCCGACTTCGGTCCTGACCATCACTCTGCTTGCTTCCGGTATGGCATGTGGGTTGATGTTCCTGAACTTTGGAAAGACTCAGACCCATCAGATGCGGCCGATAAAGCAGCTAGGATGTATATTAGGCGTGATGCCAAGATGTGTAAGGTTGATGCAACAGGCGTTGGGGCCGGCACCCCCGGCAATATGGTCAAGTGGGGACGGAGACAGACGCCCCGGAAGCGGATCGTTGCTGTCCGGGTGATGGTGGCCGAGTCAGCCCGCGGGACCGCCGGCGTTGAAGCGGATTATGCTGAGTTCTTCCAGCTTCGAGATGAGTCATATTGGACGTTAAGAACTGTTTTCAGGAAGGGTGAAATAGCCATCCCGCCAGAAACCTACAACGAAGCCTGTAGACGCCTACACGATTCATTGAAGGCGGTTGATTATGAAATTACGGGAAAAAATCTGATACGGGTTACTACCAAACAGATCATGAGAAAGCGCCTGACCTTTTCGCCCGATGAGATGGAAGCCCTCATGTTATCATACGCCTTGGAAAACACTTGGATGGGCGGAATAAGGAAAAAGGCATGATTAGACCCGAAGAATTTGATCCCCTAGACTACGATGTCTATCATATCGGGATCAGTGGGGGAAAAGATAGCACAGCGACCTTGTTATGGCTCATTTATGAAAGTGGGTGGCCTACTTCAAGAATAGTCGCCACTTTCTGTGACACCGATAATGAGGATGTGTTGACATACAATTATCTGGCGATGCTCTCAGAGCGTGTATTCCCGATCCAGACAATTGATCCAGGTATTGGCTTTTATGAACTGGCCCGAAAGAAAAAACGGTTTCCTTCAAGGAGAGCACGGTTTTGCACTCAGATATTGAAAGTTATTCCGTCCATGAAACATATTGAAGAACTAAAAGAAAAAGGGAAAGTCCTGGCTCTTAGCGGTATTCGTAAAGCAGAGGGGCATAGTGCAAATGACCGGGGAGACTTGGACCAATTTCATTATGATGACACCTACGGGTGTGACAAGTTTTTGCCAATTTATGAATGGTCCTTAGATGATATTTGGGAAGCGCACCGTAAATACTTGGATGTTGAGGACGTTGTTGAAATAATAAAGGATGATGAGGGTGTCCCATTAACGACCCGTTTAGAGTTAATCCAAAGGGTTAGGACAACCGGTGTGCCAAGAAACCCGCTGTATGATATGGGGGCTAGGAGAGTTGGGTGTTTTCCTTGCATCAATTCATCCAAACGGGAAATCAGGGCGATTGCTCATTACCGGCCTGAGCGTATTGACTTCATTGAGTCAAAGGAAGGCTATTTTAGCGATAATTCTAATATGTTTTCGTCTATGTTTGCCAGGAAAACAGTGCCCGAGCGATGGCGGACTAAAGAAATAACTACGGCCGATGGCGAAAAGATGAATGTAGCAACAATCCGGGATATTGTTGCATGGTCCAAAACCGCTTGGGGTGCTCGACAGTATGAGTTGTTTCATCGGTTAGACGATGACGATACCCTATCTTGTGATATGAGAGGAATGTGCGAATAAAGGAGAAGTGACATGAAACTATTATTGATTTTGTTAGCCTTTTTATTTTTGCAGGATCCGGAGCCGCTTGCACCTATGGATTGTCCGAACGGCATGGGAGAGGTAGCCAAGTACGATCCCGCGGCCTACGATGGACAGGATTTTGAGGTTGGTTTCGAGTATGGAGCGGAGTACATTGACATTGGCGGTATGAACTGGAATGACGATCAAGAGGTTTGGATGGTGACATGGTTTGTTCAACTAGATAATTTCGATGTGCCCATCTCGGCCGCGTTCATGAAAGCGGGCATAGAAGGAGACCAGCTTTTCATTTATGAGCCGCCCAAGACACCTCAGACCCCGGCCGAGCCGATCCTCATACAGTCTGATGGTAAAGGTATCTCCCACATTACATGGTGTACCCCGCTTGTGCCAACCGCGATTACTTTGACCAGCTTCACGGCCGAGAGTGATGATATAACCCTGGCTGTGTGGTTTCTTCTTGCCGGTATCATTTCGATAATGGTGATCGTGCTGGTGCTGGCTGCGGCCAGGGGAAAGCGGAATAATGGAAAGTAAATCAATTGCACTTGGGGAACTTCAAAAGATGTACGCTATATGTGGTTCTCAGCCACCGGGTTATCAGGGTCTTCCGCGGGGCAAAATAGTGTTGTGTCCTGAGTGTAAGGCAAAGACCAAGGAAACTGGAGAAGTCACTTATTGCAGCCGCCATTTCGTTGTTGCGGTCATTCGGGAATCGCCGTAAAATGATTAAATAGTGGGTAGTTCATGCCTACTTCTCTTTCCAACCCGCGTCGTAACACTTTACGGCGCGGGTTTTTTTGTGGTACACTGTCCGCATGGCTCTAACAAGTGACCCTAATGTTCCTGGATTTGTACTAGATCCCTCACTAGGTATCTACGTACCGACAGCAAGTTATGGTCCTGGTAAGATGTTGCCTCATCCTTTCGATGCTGTGAATAAAGGGTTTGTTAAAGCCCAAGGCGTCGTTAGCCATGTGCCAGGAGTTGGCACAGTATTGGCTCATGATGAGGAAACGGGTATTGCTTTTTGGCCGGCCTATGCCTGTGGCATGGATGACATGCTATCAAGAGCCCTCGTCGAGGGCTACATGGCGAATTCCGGCACATCCCCAATTGTAAATACCCTACTAAGTACAATCGTTACCAAGGTCCAAGCTATGGTCGGCACTTGGATTTCAACTGTACGCGGCCGGACCTCTCCGGTGAAAAAGACTTTGGACCTCATGGCTCGTGCTCAGGACAGCCAATTCGGAGCGTCTAAATTCGTACAGCTATATATGGGTGCGCTGATGGTTGACAACCGAGGTGCTATAGGTGCTCAGTTGCCGATTGGAGAGATCCCTTTCGACAATTGGGATCAATATGGGATGGAAGCCGAGCAGATCCCAGGTCTTGATAAGTCTGGAAAGCGCATGTTTGTTCTAAGAACCGAGCAAGAGGCTTTCCGGGAAAATCAGGGGCTGTGGATGCTGGACGGCCTTACCTGCTATCCTACCGGCAATTCCGAATATCCTTACTGGATAAGCAAATATAGCAGCGACCTTAAAGAAGCTGTGTGGGTGCTCATCCACCGTGATTATGGTTTCCAGGTCCTGAATCAGGCCGGTGGCCGTAACGATATGTATCCTGGCTTCGGCCAATCAGGGGCATGGCGCTTTTCGCCCTACATGATCAAGTATATGGCTATCGAGCGCCAAGATTGGGAACATTTGATCAATCAGCCCATGCGCGGCGTTGTCTGGATCTCTGGCTTGGACTATCCGACTCAGTTCAGGGATCAGCTAGAAGCCTATGAGGAAGAACGTGAAGGTCAGGAGATGTATTTCTATCCTGGCGTTTTCTTTGGCGGATCCCGTGGGGAAAACAGCAAGATCGCTATGCTTCCGTGGGGCGAACCGCCGGCCGGGTATACGGCCGAGGGTTGGCGGAAAGAATGGGTTGACGCGCTGGCCGCGGCCTTCCACCTTAATGTCACCCACCTTGAGGTTCGGCTCGGTGAAGGCGCGATGACTCAAAGCGACATCGCCAGCAGCATCGAGGCGGAGACGGCCGTAGCTGCCATGCGGTCACAAATTGAAATGGTTTGGAATTACATGGCCCCGCCACGGGTGTTAGTTCAAGTTATATGGAAAACTGACCGAACCCGGCGCTACCAAATCGACTCGGCCGACAAGCTGTCACAGGCTATCGCCCGCCTTAACGGAATGAACCAAGCGCCTAATCAGATGGTCCCCGGCAATCCCGTTTTCTCCAGAGAGGAAATTCGGGCGTTGCTTGAAGGGTATATTGGGATCGAGATCCCCGAAACTGAAACATATGACGACATCGAACCGGATTCCAAGACCGGGGAAGATGTCGAGGAAACTTATTGGCCGATGTATAACGGGCGGGCCTTAACAGACCTTGAACTAGACGCTAACCTTGAAAGCATATACAAAGTTGGCAACTATGTTATGTTCCTTGACTCTGGTGAAATGGGCACAATCCTTCATTGGAGCGGCAACAACGATTGGGTATGGGTGCATACCGAGAACAAATATACCATGCTTGTACCTGGGTCTCGCCTGTGCTTGATGATAAAACAAGATCCGGGCGAACTTGTTAATCCTGATGTGTTTGCCGGAGACCCCATTGATGGGATTCATTACGCCTATGATATTGAGGGTAGCACAATCGTTTGGCATGGCACTTTTAAGGTTGGAGACAGGGCTAAGACCGCTGAGGGGACGCCTGTGACTATCGTGGGATTTGCCGGGACCATGGCTCTTATAAAATTTGATTGGGATGGCCCGCACATTGACCCGAGACAGATGGATGCTAATACGCTTCGGCCGTTTGGGGTCGAGGTGGATGGCGACCCGCTCCCCCGTGTAGAAGAAGTTGATTTAGATGCTGATGGCGCTGAGTCTGAGGCCCGTGACACTTGGCAGGACATAGCGCCCGAGGACAAAAAGGATCTGCTCGATGCCGAAGACGAACCGGGTGACGATTAAGAGGGAAAACGCAAAAATATTTTACCGGCCGACTCCTGAGCAGGATTTCGAGCCGGTGGACATGGAGCGTCTTGGCAGTTTAGATTGTCCAATTAATGTACGCCTTCACTTTCATTCTTCTTGTGGTCCACAAGAAAAAATAGTACATTTTCGGAAACACGATGACACCATTGTTGCTGTATTTCGTATGCAATCTTGGGACGGTCTTACCTGGGAGTCTGTCGAAAGATTGCCTGATGATTACCCGGTGGAATAAATGAGCCACGGCCGAGATCCGAGAAAATACCGGATTGGGGGTGCGGTTTCCCCGGAACTGGTTTCTCCGCCCTTTGAAAACCCTTTGCCAACACGACCAGAGTATGAAAATCTCATAGACCGACTCGGGATCCGCCATCTCCTTATGGGCTGGTGGTGGGACGATGAGGACAAGGTTTACCGGCGCGATGAGACCGGCGAAGAAATGAATGAGGAAGAAATGATCGCGCTGCGGGATCAGATTTCAGATTGGCAGGTCGATTACTTTGCCGCGTGGCCGTTGGAAGAAGAAGAAAAACCCAAAGAAGATGAGGGGACTAATATCCTGGCGCTGCTTCTTCTTGGATTCATTACCCTAACCATCTTTGAGACTCGGATGAGGTCGGCTATCCAGGACTCGGCCGTGATTCAATACACCTTCGGCCGGGGCGGGTTCGACAGGATGGCTAGTGCTGATTGGAACTTTTTGAACGGCTATCTTTTGGGGCAATACGGTTTTCTCTCAGACTTTGCAGACAATATTGCGACAGGCGACCTCTCAGAGGCGTGGATCGCATGGGAGACCGGCTTATACTTTGATACGGCCCTAAGCAACTTCGAGCAGGGCCGTATGAAGGCCCAACATGAGAACTTGAATTTAACCCGGCATCCAGGGGACTTTACCAGTGAGTGCTTGATGAAATGCCGGTGTTACTGGTCATATATGCGGACTGAGGATACTATAGAATGCAAATGGATAAGGACCGCTATGGAGTCTTGCCCTACTTGCATCGAACGGGCGTCCTGTCCACGGGTAATCTTCGAGAAAGACACTGGCGATCATATTAACATGGAGTGCTATGAACAAGCAGACGCCATCTAAGGCCGAGAAGGAACAAGAGCGCATAGATCGGCTTGTTCGGGTACACCGTATTAGTCAAATGATGGCTGACAAAAAGAGGGTTGAAAGAGAAGGGCGCATCATGAGAAGTGTTGCCCGGAAGATTGCAAAGAAACGTGTCCATAAACCCAAGCCGGTGAGACGGCTCAAGAACTCCTTCGCTATTGTCAGTATCGGGGGAGTTAATGTTGAGGATGAAAATGACTTCCAAGAACTCTAAACAGACCCAGGAAATTGAGATCCCGTTTGATGTTGATGAGATGCGAGATGAGTTGGGCATTCCCGAGCTTGAGGCCGAGATCGATGAACTCAAACGAACTGTAGCAACGCTCCAAAATTCAGTTGGGGAGTGGTTGGTCTACATGAACCTGATGGATCGTCGCCTTCAGGCCCTTAGTGGCGAACCAGAGATTAGCGAAACCGTTACCTATGTCGCTCGTAGCGATGGTGATGTTGAACTCCAGCGTCATCGTCCCCCGATCCCGGCAAGTCTGATGGAAGCCAAGCCAGGACCGGTAAAACGGACAAAGAAATAGGGATTGCCATGCCTATATATATTGATTGTCGATGTCCTGGTTGCAAGCACATCCGAGGTCAGGCAACGGAAGGTAGCGAGGTCCAGTTACAATGTCGCCAATGTAAAAAGCTGGTTCAGGGCAAAGTCATTGACGGAAGGTTTCAAGTGACCCGGCAAGCGTCTGTCGGGCCAGCATCTCGGGGAATAATGTCTGTTGATCCCCCCTCACTTATTGGATAGATTTGACAGAGGCAATATAGCCGGTTTATACTGGACACAATTGAATTAGAGTTTGAGCGTCAATTGGAGCGCCACCATTAGGTGGCGTTTTTTGTTTTAAGGAGAAGTCTATGGCGTTTGTAACCACGAAAGAGTATGCACAGTTAGTAAAACGGGTGGAAAAACTTGAAACGCGGTTGGGGCTGAATGAAGTCACGACCATCGAGCAGGCCCTGACGCTCCAAGATGTTTATGGTGAAGATGTGGCCCAAGTCCTGGCCGAAGGTGGTTTCAAAACACCACAACAGGTTTCAGAAGCGACCGATGAGGAACTGTTAGCAGTTTCTGGCATTGGCCCGGCCAGATTGAAAAGTATCCATACAAAATATATATCTGAAGATAAGGAGTAGCACATGGCCTGTCAAAGTACAACTGAGTATGAAATCAGAAATTGTGGCGGAGAGGGCATCATTGATGCTCTTTTCGAGTTAAATTTGGCCCAGATTCAGCAAGGGCTGGGAATTGGCTGGACCATTGACATCACGGTTGGCGCTGAGGGCGGTGATTCAATCTTGGTTGAATTAGAGGTATTCGACGCTGAGGGCAATCCGCTAGAGGAAGTCAAACATCTTGTGGCGTGGCTGGCTGATGGAAACGGCGGTCCGAATCCCCCAACAACAACCGCCCCGGACGGTGATGTGGCGATTAGCGCCAAAGGCACCATCCTGATTGAGCATACGGCCGACATCTATTTCGAGTTGCTAACAGATGTAAACGGGGAACTCGACTTCGATATTGGTGAGGCCGGTGCCGGCACTTGGTATTTGAACGTGGTTCAGAGCGATGGCAGCGTTTACATTTCGCCAGCCATCACCTTCGCATAAGGCGAGATAATATGCCTAAACCAACTTTTCGCCCTAACCTGACTTTCCAAATGGATGAGGCCGTCCGGGAAGATGGCCGGATACTCATCAACAGCGGAAAGACAACTAGAAACCGGGACTGGTGGACAGGAAAGCCATACCGGTTAGTACCCGATGGAATGCGGCTGAAATATTTTTATAAAAACCCCCTGGTTCTGTGGATGCACGATTTCAATATTCCGCTTGCCAAAAGCAACGACACCTACATTCGTGATGGCATGTTGTGGGCAACGGATGACCTGGAGTTCCACCGTAGGACAATCCCCATTGTTGCTATGAGTGGTGGACTTTTTGGCGGTGGCGCGGCCGTAGGAGAGTTTGACACCTCTGTTGTGGCCGATATGTGGCAAGAAGGTTTTTACAATGCGGTTTCAGTCCATGTTATGTTCCGCCCCGAGGATGAAGAAAACATCATCGAGGAAGAAGATGAAATTGTAGCCGGGACCTCTGAGGTTCTGGAATGGTCTATCGTAACCATGCCCGGAGATCCTGAATCCGGCCGCGAAGAAATGGTAGACCGGATGGTCCATAAGGGCATGAGGCGCGATGTGGCTGAAGCTATCGCCAGCGGGCCGGGAACTTTTGCGGTTTCTGGATCTGCTCTCTATGTCCCCTCTCATATGTTAAAAACTGCCAACAGCGGTAGTTCTGTATCCGTACCAGTTCAGAAGAAAAGGAAGGTAGTTATGAGCAAGAGCACACCGGCCGAAGAGGTCGAAACAACTGCCGCTGAAGCAGCCGAAGAAGTTGCTGATGTGACGGTAGAATTGGAAGTCCAGGATGAGCTAGTAATTGAGGAAGAAATCGAGCAGGTGATCGAGATCCCAGCTGTCGAACTTGCCTCTGCACTGGCTGAGGATGAGGAAGCCATGCACATCATGGCGATGGCCCTCATCAATCATTCGGGATTTGGGCAAGCATTGGCCGAGGCATATGGTCAGTCGGTTCCGCCGGCAGCCGAATTGCTTTCCGCGCCCGCTTTGCCCGTCGCGATTAAATTCGTGAGTAGCGGTCGATCACAGGTCAGCCAGCCAGCGCAGGCCGCTCGACCGGCTGTCAAATCGGCATATCGGCCGACCGTAGCGCAGGCCGCGCCCGTAGCTTTGCCAAATGCTAAGCCAAAAAAGAAGTCACCTTTTTTGACTATGTATCGTAAGAACAAAAGCTAACGGTTCAGATTATCGGTCAATAGACCTTACTTTTTTAAGGAGATAAGTTATGACACTCGAATTTGAAACCATGCTACCCGCAGGCAAGTGGTCAGACGCTTGTGAGTTGGCAATCATGGACTTGCGGCCGTATGTTGGGGATGATGTTCTCGGTAACATTCCCCGGTACTTCGGTCGTTGGGAAGATGGCAATACCCAGGAACTTCTATTGGAAGACAACTATGGCGAGACCGCTGCCGAAGGCGCTTGCGATTTCGTTGTTTTCTCCAGTGAAACCCTGGAATGCACCATCGTTATTCCCAACCAGGACCGGATCGCCGCTGGCGTTGACAATGTTGATTACATGCAGTTCTTGACCAAGTTCTGCAAGGCCAAACGAATTTTCAAGTTCCCGACTCTGTTCAATTCAGACGGGTCATTCCGGGAAGGCGAAATGCTTTCCGATCAGTTCCTGGAATATATCTTTGCGGACCTGCGGAAACGTTACATGCAGAAACTTCGGAGCGAAGCATGGAACGGTACTCAGGCAGGGGCAAATTCGTTTGCCGGTATCCTGACTCAGTTTGACGCCGGTCCTGTTTCATCTGGCGATGGCTGTGAACTGTACGAGCCAGTCCGGTTGGATTGGGGTGTTCAGACTGGTGCAGGGGCCACAACCCCGACCGCACCAGAAGCGGTCATTGATGCCGCGCACGATATTCTTACCATCCGTGGTGAGGATTTCGATGGCTTGGAAGGCAAGAACTTGGTTGACTTCCTGGTTCTTTGGATGGAACGTCTGATGGAGCATGACTTGGCTGGATATTCCAATGCCGACATCATGTTTGAGTTGTGGGTTGGCCGAGGCCAAACAACTTGTATCGCAGAGTTGGCCGCTTGTATGCAGCCCTGTGATGGTTGTGTGAATCCGATGAGTGACCCCCTTATCCGGGATCGTTCGGCCAGCTTCCGCAAGAACAAAGTCATCTGGCTTTACCCCTATGACGAAATTCCCATTGTGATACGGACTAGCCCCGAGCTAGGCGACCGAATGATTTTGGTCCCCAAACTGATCGGTGGCGCTCCTTCAATCGCTTGGGTTTTCCGCGATCAGGCTGAGCAAGTTGCGATTCTGAACGGTGAAATGCCGTACTACGGCGCTGAGGGTGGCGCGTTACCGGATGAGAACACTCTTTATCCAACCGATGAGGTTGATGATGAGTATCCCTTCCCGGTCCGGGCCTTCTCGATCAATGTTCAGAAGAACGGCAACTGTATCGACTACTGGATCAACTCTGAGAGTGTAATAGTCCTCTCCGCGTGGCATCTGTGGCTCGACATCACTTATGTTGACTGTAACGGGCTTGTCCCCGAGCGTGTCTATCATGATGAGGGTGTTGCGGTTACTGTTTGCGGCGTTGTTGATGCGGATACGCTGGACCTGACCGTGGCCGCGCTGGAAGATTATGGCGCGGTTGCCGCTGATGATACCTACGCTGTCTATGGTTCAGATGGGGTGACTGTCCTCATCGGTACGGTGGTTGGTTATAACACCGGCACTGATGTACTTACCCTTGACTTTGCTGTCGCCGTGGATTGTGATACTGGCGGTGGCATGGTCGGTGCGACGGTGGTTAAGTTAGCCGAAAACTAGACCATTAATTGGTAAGGGGGTCGGTTTTCCGACCCCCTTTAGTTGAGGTTAATATGGGTTGTGGTTGCAACAAAAAGAAAAGGACGGCCAAGTCAGCAAATACACCGAACGTAGAATATTCGGCTAACGGGACTAATGATCATGTGCGGTTGGGCTTAAAACCGTTCTTTGCCCTTCCTATCAGGCTTCCCCAAGCTATCAACGGTAAGGATGTTATTATCGTGGCAAGCTCCAGGAAAGCGCCTGCTAAGGAACAAGGGGCCTTGATCATCGTTGGCCGAAATGCGAAGATTGAAAAGGCTCATCGGCAAGAGATGACGGATAAGTGGCCGCAGGCATTTATTGATGTTTGATGTCCTGGCCCAGGTTCTTATCTTAACAGCGGCCAATTATCTTTTGGTGTTTTACATGACCGAACCGGTTATGGGCCCGTTTGACACATTTCATAAATTAAGGCTATGGGTCGGCCTAACACCGGAGTTCGAGACTAATATTGAAACCGGTAGCCAAACGCTAATTGGATATGAAGATGGTGACAGCTTCTTCTCTAAGTTGTTGAACTGTCACAAATGTTTCTCGCCGTGGGCTGCAGCGTCACTCATCATCCTATCCTGGCTGGTGGGCTTCGTTGAACCCGATCCTACGAATCTTGTTCTCTGGCTGTCTGTTTCTGGCGCGACTGTTTTTCTGCTTGAATAACAGGCATCGCTTAAAATCGAGTGATGAGGCTGGACAGTCGTACAACCTGACTGTCCGGCCTTTTTCTTAGGAATAATCATGGCTTTTATTCGGCAAGGAACTTGCAACCGATGTGGGCAATGCTGTGGCGCGGATGGCAGCCCTAATCAGGCTAATCCATTTCCCCGTAATTGGCCGGAAGCTCTTCGGCATTGGTCGCTGGATGATGCGGTCAACGAGCTGTGTCCTCAGTTGGGTATGTTCGGTTTTGGTAATCTTGGCGATGAGATTGGAGTAGCCCCTGAAAATCGTGTAGGGTTTTATCGCGTAGGCGGCAGAAAAAAACCATACGTCTGGATTACGGGCGAAGGCTGCTGTAAGGACACCAGTCCACAGAATAATGGATCAAGCTATTCCTTGGAGTGCCCTTTCTTGGAGCCTACCGACGGCGATCCGAATAACATCCGACCATGCGCCCTGATTGGCACACAGGACGATGGCGCGTACAAGAAGTTCTGTGATCCGGAAGGGCCAGTTCAATTTGAAACACAAGCCAGCCTTGACCAGTGGGAAACCGATCATCCCGAGTGCAGTCATTACTGGGTGGAGGAATAATGACTACAATCCGAGCAGGAAATTTAGATATAGGAGGTGCAACGTTCGAGGCATCTGACGGAACAAAACTGGCTGTCATGGCGGATGCTACGACCCTTCGCGTATATAAGAATCTTGACACCACTCCAGTTCAAGTTATTGCAAGAACTTCCGCTATTTTCTTTGATGTAGGAGCCGGAGATATTGGCTGGTTTCATGCTGCAATAGACAGTAACGACGTAATCCATATCGTTCTTTCCGGCACTGTGGAAGCTACATATGATGTCGTTTATACTACAGTAACCGATCCTCTTGGGACTCCTTCGTGGGGCATAAATGAAGAAGCCTACGACTACAGCGAAGATGCACCAACCAGTCCTGGCTGTGCTATTTCCATTGATTCCAACGACAAGCCACACATCCTAGTTGTTGATAACGTCAAACAGACCGGCTCTTCTCAAGATAATGTTTATTACACTGAAAAGACGGGAGCATCGTGGGCAAGTCCGACGCAGATTGGCACTCGAAGCACGAAAACGGACAGGTATGTTTGTCCCTTTATTACAATGAGAAACAGTGACTACATCGAAGCATGGTATTATTTTGATGTAGGCGCGTTTGAGATGGCGTATAAATCTTGGACTGGTTCATCTTGGACGGCTGAAAGTCTCTATGGTGTGCAAGGTAATCTGGGCAAGGTGACAGCGACATCAGGGGGGACTGTTTATCGGAATTTTGAGGCTTACTCAGATGAGGAAATTAAAGAAAATAATGTTGGAGCAGGATATTACACTATAGACACGGTAGGCGACGAATACCATGGATTATTGGATGCAGCACTTAGCGGTTCCAACCGCTACATTTTCTACATCGATACAGGCGAAGACATTCACCTAATTTCCAACGATGGTGGTGGCTGGACCGACGAAGGCGATTTGCAAGTCGGTACATATGAGGCAGTCATCGCTGGCTGGTCTTACAATAACCTAAACAACAGGGTTTCCATTGACTACATTTACAGCGATGGGACGAATGTCTATTGGGGAGAAAAGGTGCTTCCAAGAGTTTTTGTTACACACGTTTAATTTGGTTACATAGGATAAGTCATGGGTCTATTAGAGCTTGAAGCAAAAGGTGCCGGCGGTGGCGGCGGTGGTGCTCAGGGTGATACCGGTGTCCAAGGCGATACCGGAGAAGGCGATACCGGAGAAGGCGATACCGGCGTCCAGGGCCTGACCGGTGACACTGGTGACGATGGTGACACTGGCATCCAGGGCGATCAAGGTGATACCGGGACTGGAATCCAGGGTGATACTGGAGAGGGCGACACTGGTATTTCAGGTTCGCAAGGTGATACTGGTTTCAAAGGTGATACTGGTACAGTTGGCACTCAAGGCGACACTGGCGATCAGGGTGACACCGGAGAAGGTGATACCGGCATCCAAGGTGACACTGGTGCTGACAGCACTGTCCAAGGTGATACGGGCGACCAGGGTGACACCGGAGAAGGCGATACCGGCATCCAGGGTGACACGGGGGCCGACAGTACCGTTCAGGGGGATACTGGAGAGGGCGATACTGGTATTCAGGGCGATACGGGCGATGGCGACACCGGCATCCAGGGAGATACCGGGGCTGACAGTACCGTCCAAGGTGACACTGGTGATCAGGGCGATACCGGTGTAATTGGCAATACCGGAGACAAGGGTGATACTGGCGACGGCGACACGGGTATCCAGGGCGACACCGGGGCTGACAGTACCGTCCAAGGCGATACTGGCGACGATGGCGACACCGGCATCCAGGGTGACACCGGAGAAGGTGACACTGGCATCCAAGGCGATACTGGCGGCGATGGCGACACCGGCATCCAGGGAGATACCGGCGACGGTGACACTGGCGACCAGGGCGATACGGGCGATGGCGACACCGGCATCCAGGGAGATACGGGTATTCAGGGTGACACCGGAGAAGGTGACACTGGCATCCAGGGCGATACTGGCGACGATGGCGACACTGGCATCCAGGGTGATACCGGGGCTGACAGTACCGTCCAAGGTGACACTGGTGATCAGGGCGATACCGGTGTAATTGGCAATACCGGAGACAAGGGTGATACCGGTGATGATGGCGATACGGGTATCCAGGGCGACACCGGGGCTGACAGTACCGTCCAAGGTGACACTGGTGATCAGGGCGATACGGGCGATGGCGACACTGGTATCCAGGGAGATACTGGTGATCAGGGTGATACGGGCGATGGCGACACCGGCATCCAGGGAGATACGGGCGATACGGGTGACACCGGAGAGGGTGACACTGGCGATCAGGGCGATACGGGCGACGATGGCGACACCGGTATTCAAGGCGATACCGGCCCAGGTGTTGGCGATACTGGAGAGCAGGGTGATACTGGCGATTCGGGTGACACTGGTATTCCTGGTGTTGGGGCTGCCTATTATGGCGAGATGTCTGTTGTTGGAAACTCTTCTGGTCAAACGCTAACAACTGCAACTCAATTTTATAAAATCACTCAATTTGATACTAATGGCGATTCAAGTGGGACAACGCCAGATCATGCCAATGATCGCATACAAGTAGCCAATGCCGACGATTATGAAATAACCTTTGCGTTTTCATTCTCCGGTACTGTAAGTACCGTTTATATTATTGGAATTTATATAGGCGGCGCTCTAGTTACCGACTTGCAAATTGAACGGCAAATAGGTTCAGCCAACCAGATTGGTGCGGCCGTAGTATCTGGTATTGCGGCGATTACAGCATCTCAATATGTTGAAGCCTATGTGAAGTCCGATGGCACAAGTACGAATTTCACCATGACACATGGCAACCTTAGTGTTCGGACAATCGGGCAGCTTGGGGCGCAGGGCGATACTGGCGACCAGGGCGACACCGGTATTCAAGGCGATACTGGTGACGATGGCGACACGGGTATTCAGGGAGATACTGGTGCTGATAGTACCGTCAAGGGTGATACTGGTGATGATGGCGACACGGGCGTAATTGGCATTACTGGCGACCAGGGCGATACCGGCGACGATGGCGACACGGGTATCCAAGGCGATACTGGTGACGATGGCGATACCGGTATTCAGGGTAGCACTGGTGATCAGGGTGACACCGGAGAAGGTGATACTGGCATCCAAGGCGACACTGGTGCTGACAGCACTGTCCAAGGTGACACTGGCGATCAGGGTGATACGGGTGTAATTGGCATTACTGGCGACGATGGCGATACTGGCGACGATGGCGATACCGGCATCCAAGGCGACACGGGTGCTGACAGTACCGTCAAGGGTGACACTGGTGATGATGGCGATACCGGCATCCAAGGCGACACTGGAGAAGGTGACACGGGTATCCAAGGCGACACGGGTGCTGACAGTACCGTTCAAGGCGACACTGGCGACCAGGGCGACACTGGAGAAGGTGATACTGGCATCCAAGGTGATACTGGCATCCAAGGTGATACGGGTGACGATGGCGATACCGGTGTTCAGGGTGGCACTGGCGACCAGGGCGACACCGGTATCCAGGGCGATACTGGTGACGATGGCGACACGGGTATTCAGGGAGATACTGGTGCTGATAGTACCGTCCAAGGTGACACTGGCGATCAGGGCGATACCGGTGTAATTGGCATTACTGGCGACCAGGGCGATACTGGAGAAGGCGACACTGGCATCCAGGGCGACACGGGTGCTGACAGTACCGTCAAGGGTGATACTGGTGATGATGGCGATACGGGCATCCAGGGTGACACTGGAGAAGGCGATACCGGCATCCAGGGGGACACGGGGGCCGACAGTACCGTCAAGGGTGACACTGGTGATGATGGCGATACGGGTATTCAGGGTGACACCGGAGAAGGCGACACCGGCATCCAGGGGGATACCGGGGCTGACAGTACCGTCAAGGGTGATACTGGTGATCAGGGGGATACCGGTGTGATTGGTAATACCGGCGACCAGGGTGACACCGGAGAAGGTGATACTGGCATCCAGGGTGACACTGGGGCCGACAGTACCGTCAAGGGTGACACTGGCGACCAGGGTGATACGGGTATTCAGGGTGACACCGGAGAAGGCGACACCGGCATCCAGGGTGACACGGGTGACGATGGCGATACCGGCATCCAGGGCGATACTGGTGCTGACAGTACCGTCAAGGGTGACACTGGTGATGATGGCGATACGGGTGTAATTGGCATTACTGGCGATCAGGGTGACACCGGAGAAGGCGATACCGGCATCCAGGGCGACACGGGTGCTGACAGTACCGTCAAGGGTGACACTGGTGATGATGGCGATACGGGTATTCAGGGTGACACCGGAGAAGGTGACACTGGTATCCAGGGTGACACCGGGGCCGATAGTACCGTCAAAGGCGATACTGGTGATGATGGCGATACGGGTATTCAGGGTGACACCGGAGAAGGCGACACCGGCATCCAGGGCGACACGGGAGAAGGCGATACAGGCATCCAGGGGGATACGGGTGCTGACAGCACGGTCAAGGGAGACACTGGCGACCAGGGGGATACTGGAGAAGGCGATACAGGCATCCAGGGGGATACGGGTATCCAGGGTGATTCTGGCACAGGCGGTGGTGGTGGGGCTGGTGGCTATTCCTGGCCCTATGACTTCAATACAACAACAACTGGCCCGGCCGGAACGGGCGAGATCAGGTTTAACAATGCTACGCCTGCCAGCGTGACGGTTGTTTACATTCATGAAACTGACCGCAACTCTGCTAATCTTGCTGCTCAAATAGGCGAGTTTGCAGTTAGCGATCATTTCAAGGTATTTAGTGAAGTTGATAATGACTTTGTTAGCTTCAAGATCACTTCATTAACTGACAATGGAACGAATTGGGATATTGGGGTTGAGTATGTAACTGGTGCTGGATCTTTCTCGAATGGCGAAGACATCAGTATGGCCCCCGAGTTTGGCACTTCTTATCCCTGGAAAGGCCAGTGGCTTACAGCCACTTCTTACGAAGTAAACGATACTGTCACCAATGATGGCTCAACCTATGTTTGTGTCTTAGATCATACTTCCAGTGCTTCCGATGAACCTGGCACTGGCGGAAGCTGGACAACTTATTGGGACTATTTGGCGCAAAAGGGTGATACTGGTGAAGGTGACACTGGCATCCAGGGCGATCAGGGTGACACTGGCATCCAGGGCGATACGGGTGCTGACAGTACCGTCAAGGGTGACACTGGCGTGAGCGCGTCATATCTATATTCAATAACGCTTGAAAAACCATCCTCTGGCGAAGATGTTTCAGCGGGGTTTACCTACGTTGCTATAACAATAACAGAGATTCAGGCTGTGGTGACAGGTTCATCTCCATCAGTTACAATAGATCCCTACCATAACACAGACAGGTCTGGTGGTGGTGGCGCAACGGATATTTTGTCATCTCCTGTGGCAATTACAAATACAACAACAGGGCAGAATCTTACCAGTTTTAATGACGCAACTATTCCGGCTGATTCTTGGATCGTGCTTAAAACAACTGCAAAAACTGGCGTTGTGAATTCTCTTACTGTAACTTTCAGCTATACGGTGGATTAAATGGCGGTCACAGAGATTCTTCAACTAGGAATTAAAATCGGCACTCCGTCTACTGGCCTTGGCCCTCCACCGAACGAACAATTTGTTGCCCGTATTTCACCAGTAAAGTACGATTTTATTGCTAGAACTCTGTATTGGTATTCCCGATCCAGTTCTGCTGCCGGAAAAGCATATATACTTGAAGATGGTTATGCCGCCGCCGATTTAGTTGGGGAAACACCTGCCTTTAGTGGTCTGGGTGTTGGATGGCATGAAGTATCTTTATCTTCACCGATTCACATTGTTAGGGGAAAAACATATTATGCTGGCTTCAAAACCTCTGGGAATGAGTATTCTGTAGGAAGCCAGAATTCAAATCAAGGTTTTATCGTCTGGTGGAGAACAACCAATGATCCAGGCGGTTATCCAAGCTGGGTCGATGCAACCTATAGTCAAAATAATGTTTTTGGATGGTATGGTGTTTATCTAACTAATGAAGATCGACCGTTAAATAAAGCTATGCCGTCTGGTCTTAATATGTAGGAGAACTATGCCAAAGTGGTCTAAGGCACAAGAATGGGAATCTGGCTGGTGGGGAACATGCGTTAATACGTATGGAGAAGAAGAAAAGCAGATGGTCTATGCTGACCGTATGGGCTTAAAGTTCTTCCACGACGGCCGATCACCCTATAATATCGACATGAAAGACCCCATAACCGGTGTTAGCACGACCGTTATTGATATTGGTGGTGGTCCGACCAGTATACTCCTAAAGTGTGTAAATTTGGGCTTTTCTAAGGTAGTAGATCCCTTAAAGATCCCTCATTGGGTCGAGTTGCGATATGGAGAGGCCGGGATTGTTTTTGAACAAAAGCCGGCTGAGCGCATCCAGGATGATTTTCTTTATGATGAGGCGTGGATTTACAACTGCTTGCAGCATACAGCTAACCCCAAGCGAATCGTCAAAAACGCTTTGAAACTTGCAAAAATCATCCGGGTATTTGAATGGCTGGACACATCAATAAATGAGGGCCACCCCCATAGTTTCACCGAGGAATTGTTAAATAAATGGCTCGGTGGTGAGGGAAAGGTCGAGACCCTGAAAGAGAGAACCTTACGCGGAAGATGTTATTATGGGATATTTGTCGGGGAACGATTTCACGTTGGAGTCGCCTAAGACCTACATTGTCTTAGGGGCTCATCGGTCGGGCACTTCTTTCGTGGCTGACTCGTTACGATCGGCCGGGGTCGATTTTAAGACCGGTGGCTGGCGGACTGAGAACGGCCGTGGTGCTCGATTTAACAGGGACATCATTCAGGCGGCCGGCGGGGTTTGGTATGATCCACCAGCAGAGGCGGCGATGCTTGCAGCTGGGGCGTTACGCTCAGCCGAGATACAGGATATGTATGAACTTCTGATGATGCCGACAGAAGAATACCCTTTGGTGGGGTTCAAAGACCCGCGTATGGCCCTGACAGTCCGTTCCTATCTTGACTTTTTGCTTGGAGATGTGTACCTTATTTGTGTATTTAGACGACCCGAGCTTACGGCCGCAAGCCTGAAACGTAAGGGCCAAATCTCGGCCGCGGGGGATGGTGGTCATCTGGCAAAAGAGTATGCACGGCGCATTATCAGCGCCGTAAAGGAGTTCATGGGTCTTTGACATTCAACATTCCTGTCGCTACCAAAGTCAAACGCCAATATCGTTTCCACCTGCTCGGGTTGGTTCACCTTCCAGTCTCCGAGCGATACATGGGATGTGCCTTCACTCAGAAAATAGTGAAACTCAGCAAAATGCTTTTGGACCTCGGTCATGAGGTCTTTTTGTATGGCGCGGAAGGATCGGACGCGCCGTGTACTGAGTTCATAGAGACTCATACCCTGAGCAACATTCGTTTCCAATGGGGAGATGGTGATAACCGATTTAGTATTGGCTATGACTACCGCACTGGTGGATTCAGGCATGATTTTAATGCCCCTAGAACCTCGCTCACAGTGAAGTATTATAAACAAGCTAGTGAGGCCATCAATAAACGAAAGCGACCAAGTGACTTTTTGCTTCTGACACAGGGACGGTATCAAAAACCCATAGCTGATGCTGTCGGACTTTACTTGACGCTCGAACCTGGAATAGGCTACCGGGGCTCTTACTGTAGCTTCCGAGCCTTTGAAAGTTCCTATCTCCAGAACTTCACTTATGGAAGTGCAGACCCGTGGAAAAGTGTTAATGGCGCGGTTTATGATCGGGTCATCCCCAATTATTTCGAGGAAAAACATTTTCCATTTGAGCCCAACAAAGAAGATTACTTCCTGTTCATCGGCCGCATCATACCGAGGAAGGGTGTTCGTTGGGCTATTCAGACAGTCGGTCATGTCGGGGGAAAGTTGTTCCTAGCCGGACAAACAGACCCTGAGCTACCATTAAAATCTCTCCCATTTTGGTGTAAGTATGTGGGATTCGCAGGGCCGGAACTCCGGGCTGAGTTAATGGGAAAGGCTAAAGCTGTCTTTGTTCCAACCCAATACCTGGAAGCCTTTGGCGGGGTTAATGTTGAGGCTCAGCTTTGTGGCACTCCAGTAATAACAACCAACTTCGGAGTGTTCCCGGAGACTGTCATCCACGGCCGGACCGGGTTTTTATGTAATACGTTAGATGATATGGTCAAAGCGGCTCGAAGTGTTGGCGACCTTGACCCGGCCGAGATCCGGGCCCATGCGGAACGTTACTTAATGAAAAATGTCCAATGGGAATTCCAAAAATGGTTTGATGACGTTTATCAAAATTATCTTTCCGTTTCTTCTTTGCATGAAAAGCCCGAACGGGGCTGGTCATATGTCGAGGGTGTGTAATCATGACTGATCTTACCATCTCAGCAAGATTTACTTTTAACGGGGCGTTAGGTCCTGGCGAACCGGCTACCGGCCTTACCCTGGCCGACATTGAGTTTTTCTTAGTAGCTCAGGACCGGGACACACTTGCTGAAACTGTTATTTGGAACAGTGATACGGTAGCCGTTAATCCTACGGCCGAGATGTCTAAGGTCGGGGCCTATCTTCGGAAATATCCTAATGCTGATCTTGACCTTTACAACTACTTCGCATCGGCTCGGTATACGGGGGTTGCTTCCCTGGACCAAGATTGGATTAATGGCAGCGTCGGATTGGAGAATATCCCTCTTGGCACTTCTGTCGAGTTTGAATATATCGTATACTATGAAGGAACATCTAACCCAATTGAGGGCGTTAAGGTAGAAATCTATCGAGATGCGGCCGGGACTGATATTTATTGGGTTGGTTGGACTAATGCTCTTGGCGAAGCCAGAGACGCTTACGGGAACTATGCTCGGCTAGACCCCGGAACATGGTACATTTGGCGTAAACGAGGCGGGATTGATTTTAACAATCCTGATACAGAGGTGGTTACGTAATGGCACAAGATACCGATCCTGGCGTAGGAACTGGAACACCCATAGGCGGTGGCTTACCTTCGGCCGCAATCCCGGATGCTATACCGGCCGCCTGTGTCCCTTATGATCGTTCGCTCGAACTCCTGATGTTGGGCATGAAAACAGGGGCCTATGGATTAAAGAGCCCGGACTACTGTGACGTATGGTGGAAGGTATACCAGCGTGAAGGCTGGATCGATAAACTCCGCACGGCTCATGCTGAGATTAAGCGTGACCTTGGCGCTCCCCTTTGCCCCGAGGCCCATCTTGACGAATTGCACGACCTGAAAACAAGAATCCGCTTGCGCCAAGCGCCCGTATCTTATTTAGGACAGCAAGTATATACAGATTGGGCCGAGGTCAATTTGACCATTGATTGGGACGTGGATGTAGCCGAGGGTTACATAGACCTTTGTGATAGCCAATTGACACCGGGAACAATTACCGATGCCCAGGTCTCTTATCCTGATGCGGTTTTAGATGTATACCGGGGATTGCAAACGCTACAAGCTCCGATTGTCAACCGTCTTACAGCAACATGCGGCGGGGGAGAGGATGGCTATCGCCTGACCTGGCCTCTGTATCAGTTGGTTAAGCCTGATGTTGATGAAACCGAAAACACCGTAGCTGAGCAAGGCAATTTCATTACGGCCGTAAAGTGGCGTTCTGGACAAGTAGATGCCGATTTAGCTTACGAAGTGGTGGGGGAATGCGGGTGTGATGAGGCTTCTTCAACCTATACCTTAACCCTGGAAGATGCGACGGAAGGCATTGTCTGTATCGAGTGTGATACTGGTAATTTTTGCTCATGCGCGGGAAAGCAAATTCGCATCAATTATGCTACGGTATTTGGCGACGGGGCCTACATGGATCCCGGCCTAGAACAAGCGGTCGTTTTGTTGGCGCTAGTTCATGCCAACCGGACACCTGTAAAACCAAGGGGTTGTGACAAAACTTTTGTTAAGGAAATGCTGGAGCTCGATCCTGGCCACAGCACTGACTTTTCTACTCGATTACGATATGGGCCGACTATAGCTGGAATGACGGTGCAGCGGCTAGTAGACAAATATTTGAAACGACCGAATTTTAATCAACCTGTAGCAGCCGGTGGACTGTTGACCGGCCGGCGGAAAAAGAACCGCCGTCGATCATCTTTTCTGAGAGGGTATTAGTATGTTGCCAGCAAAACGTCAAAGTTATTCTTATCCTACAACCATTCCTAATGGCACAGCATTATCAGGGGTTGTCAGCTACCACGATCATGCTTATGGCCTCATCCATTTCCCGGCAGTATGGACCGCTGCCGATCTCGGCTTCCAGGTGTCATCCGAGTTAGATGGGACGTATCAGCCGCTCTATGATGACGCTGGCGCTCTTGTCGAAATCGCTAGTCCGGCCGCTGACCAAACTCATGCTATCCCGGTTGAAGTTCTGGCAGCCCGGTTTGTAAAACTCTGGAGTCAATCTGGCGGTGCCGGCGTGAATCAGGGCGCGGACCGCGATCTCATTGTGGACATGAAAACATGAACCGTGAAAGCGAAGTAGGAAACGTCCTTATAGAAGGCAATACTTTACGAGGCGCGTGGGTTGTAACCACGGATTACGTAGTCGATGATGCTGTCACTAATGGCGGCGAGACCTACGTGTGCATCCTGGATCATACGGCTGCGGCCGGTGATGAGCCAGGGGTAGGCGGAAGCTGGACAACCTATTGGGCGCTGGTCGATTTTGTTGAGTCCGGCATCTTTAGATTTTATCCAAATTTTGCCGGCCTGCTTCATATGCCTGCTACCTGGACCGCGGCCGACATTGGCTTTCTAGTTTCGGCAAGCTCAGATGGCACTTATCAACCACTATATGACAGGTTAGGTAATTTGGTCGTTATAAGTGGCCCGGTAGCAGATCGGGCTTATAATCTACCCTCTGAGTTGACCGGATCGTTGTTTGTTAAGCTATGGAGTAACACCGCAGGTGTTAATGAAGCTCAGGGCGGGGATCGGCAATTCGCCCTTGATCTGAAATCCTGATTTGACAGAGGCAATATAGCCGGTTTATACTGGACACAATTGAATTAGAGTTTGAGCGTCAATTGGAGCGCCACCATTAGGTGGCGTTTTTTGTTTTAAGGAGAAGCCTATGAGTCTTAATTGGTCAGAATTGCTAAAGCGAACTTCCTTGAGCGGCAGGGAAGACATCGCTACACAACTCGACAGGATGGGGATCGTCAACCAGAAGCAGTTGCAAAATCTTCCTGGTACGCATGGCCGTCCCTGGTTTTGTGGAAATAGCACGTATGAGGTCGTTTCCCAATTAAATCGGGCGATCCGTGACGAATCTCAGGATATTCCTGTCATTGATCAGGCAACAATGCCCGAACCACAGGCTGCGGCCGCAAGAGAGCCAGTTACTCAGGAAACGTTGTTGGCCTCACTAGACCTTCTTGGCATCTCGGAAAGTCAACTCAAAAAATTGGCCGAAGCGCGTATTGAAACCGTTGGAGATGTCATGAAAGATAGTGGGGAGCGCATTGAAAATGTGCCCGGATTTGGCGAGGCGACAAAAGAGCGTCTTGTCAGTGCCGTGAAAACGGCTTTAGACAATAAGGAGAATTAAATCATGGCCGAGACTGTAGTTAAGCAATCTGAAGCCGTAGCGTGGGTCCAGAGTAGTGGATCGGGCACGGCGTTCCTTCCGTTCGCCGTTGGCGAAGATGGCATGTCCCTGACCGGGAAGTCCATTCCAGTTGTCAACCTTGCCCCGGTGTATGCTAGGGACCGAAATGGTAAGCCGGTGGTTATCGCCATCAACGAAACCGCTCCGGGCGACCTGCCAACCCTGACCGTCACCATCTTTGAGAAGGCGTCTCAGACGATTCTTGAAGAAATGTGGCAAAGGAAATGCCCGATCAATTTGCAGCTTCGATTGGTCGAATGTGGCGTCCTGGACAATCCTTTCGTGTGGGACAAACTTCATCACTGGTCCCGTGGTCAACTGACCACTTATAGCCCTGGAGACGGCCCGTCTCTGGAGTTTGATGGTACGCAAATGCAAGCGTCCGGTTCTCTGATGTTCCGCGGCGTTGTGCTGGTGCTCCGCACCGGTCTGTCATCGCTGACCGTTAGCACAGAAGTCAATGACGGCCTATCCATTGATGCGATCCCCGATGAGGATTGTAACGAGTGTGGAACTGGCTACCCTGGCGCTGACCAGATCATGGTTGTGGGTGTAGCCCCAACCGGTTCGGCTGCTCCAAAAGCCTATATTTCTGGTGATGGCGGGGCTACGTTCACATCTTTTTCGACTGACCCGATGGCGATTGATGAGGACGTTGCTTTCGCTCAGTTGCGATTGCTCGGTGACAATGTTGTCCGCGTCATTCTTGGCACGGGCATCACTGATGCAGCCGCATTCGCCAAGTACGAGTATGCTGATGTCACATTTGGCGACCTCGTAACGGTTTCGTCCTGGACCTCCAAGACGTTGACCGGTGGCACGGCTGTCGGTGATATTCTCACCGCGATGCTATGGGCTAAGCATGACCGCCTGTATCTGGCTACCGATGCCTTTGAAATCTTTGTTGAAGATCAGCAGGGCGAAGATGGCACCATGGCCCCGGTTTTCACTGGCAGCGTCCAGGTAAATGCTTTTGCCGCTTCTCCTGATGGGCGAACCATTTGGGCGGCCGGCGGAACGAATTTTATTGCCAGAGAGCGTAATGCTACTGGCACATTCGAGATTCGCAACGGCCCGAGTGGTGGTGCAGATTTCACGGCTATTTCTGAGGCTGTTGATGGTACACTGGCAGCTGGGAATGACCAATATCTTTACCTGAGCCCCGATTTCGCTGGAGAAGCTGGCAATTGGGATCAGGTGAAAGACTTTGGAACTGGCTTTACCGTTGTGAAAAACGGTATCCGTTTCATTAACGGTGATAGCCAGATCATCCGGGTTTCTGTCACGTCCGCCTCACTTGGTCAGGTTCACGAATCTATTGACGGCGGTAATAGCTGGCGAAAGATCGTTGAGCGAACCAACGCTGGCTATGCCGAGGCTTATTGGAGTGAGATTGATGCTAACAGGGCGTGGGTTGTCGGTGCTGCCGACGCCGGACCTAACACGGTCTTGCACCTGTTGTCACCGAATCAATAAGCTATCGCGCCGTAGGCGCTCAGTAGCAGTAGAATAGAAGCGATAAAGGGCCGCCGTGTGTCTTGGCGGCCCTTTTTTTCAAGGAAGGAAAATGGCGGAAGTCTATTTGTCCGATGGTAAGCCCTTTAGCGTCCGCACACTAGGTATTTTTGAATTAGATGTAATCGAGCGGCAAGACCTCGGTCCTTTTCTGTACCCGATGGATCTCATGGGGGACATTATAAAGTGGGCTGAATATAAAATAGAGAAGTACGAAGAAACGGGCACTCCAATTCCGACAATGCCTTCCATCCCCGAGCATGAAATTACTGAGGACATGCCAGAGTGGTATCAGCTTAGAGACCATAAACGATATGAAGCAGCATTATGGCATAATAAAGAGCGCGATGAGTCTGCGGCTGAGTTTGGTGAAAAAGTTCTCGCTTACATCCTTCAAAACTGTGTAGAAAAAGACGATCTTAATCGGATTGTAACCGAAGAAGATTTCCGTAAATTCTACGAATCCGGTTTAGTTCCCCAACTTACCCTAGCCTTGATTGTTTATACTCTGAAAAACTCGTTTCAGGCTAAATTTAACAATGAGGATCTGATGGAAGCCCTCAGCGCGGCCGAAGGCGGTCATGGCGCTTACAATGTTGTCCGGCATTGGGAAAACAAGTGGGCGACCCAGATGCAATTCTCGGACTTACAGTTAGCAACTGTCCCCCTTGAAGAAAGGGCACGGCGTATTTGTTCGATGAACCTGGATGAATGGATGAGTTATTTAGAAGTGGACCGGACACGAAGAATGAGGAACATAGACTAATGCCTTTGACAAAGCGCCCCAATGTTCATGAAGATTATAAGCGTATTCATAAGCGCGGGGATGCGGCCGTTAAGGTTGCTTTGAAAGCAGTTGAAAAACGTCATAAGAAACTTGTCGAACCCTGGAAGCGGTCTGAGGACAAGCCGGACTTTGGGCACTTTACCCAGGTACAGCCGGGGCGCATCGTTGGGGTTGTTGTCATGCAGGCCCAAAAAGCCGAGCAAGCAACTTTAAGCGTGTGGCAACTCCTTAATAAAGGTACGCGGATCAGATATATGATGCTTTCACAAGAAGGTCATCCGGCCGGGAAGTGGATTTCCAAAACGTCTGCGGGAAGCATCACCAGTGGTCCGGGCGGTGGCGTTAGGATGGGTCTGGACCTGGAAGATCCAGAAGGCGGGATCCATAAACGCGAGTTTGACAAGAATGTTGCCGAGGCCGTTGAAGCGATGGTAGATGGATTAGTGAATGGTGCTTATGAACAAGGTTTTTGAGGATCTAGTTAAGGAACACCCTAATTTAGACCCCTTCCTATCTAGGCCGGTGGATACACCGTTCCTCTCCCTGCTCATCGCTCATCAGTTCAGGCGTGGACGGGCCAGGAATACAGTCACATCCTATGGGACAGCAACCCCCATTTCAGCCCCATATATTTCAGGGGCTAATCGTGACCTGCTTTATTTTTATGAAAATCGGCTGGCCCTGGATGAGGCGGAAAAGACGGCGGACGAAATCTTTTTGTATATCCAAGAAAGAAAGATTGACGCTACCCTCATCGTTAATGAACTCCGTGAAAACCCCGATTTATCGACAGATGAAAAGGCTACTCGGTTGGAACGTCTCATGGAAATTGAGGTCGAGATCGAAAAACTTGCCGCTCTTTTGGAGAAGTTAAGTGCCTAAAGAATACGTCTATAAAATCGTTTTAGATGATGCCGAAGTTGACCGTGTTTTAACCAGCATCGACACTCGGATTGAGGCCCTGGCGAAGAAAGCTGATACTAGCTTCCAGAATGTCGGCCGCAATATGGGCACTGGCTTAAAGCAGGCTGTAGCAGAGACTCAGAGTGCCAGCCGGCAGATCCAACAAACAGAACAACAGACAACCCAACAGATTCAGCAACGCCAGCGCCAAGCAGCTTCTGGTGCTAAAAAGACTTCCCAACAACGGGTACAGGCTGCTCGGGTTGCAGGTCAGGCCGAGGTTCAATCAGCGCAACAGGCGGTAGCTGCTAGAAAGGAAGATATTAGGGTTCTTGATGAACAGATTGCTAAGCTAAAGCAGTTAAGTTCTGCGGCTTCCGCAGATGTGCAACAAAGGCAAGGAAGGATCAAGCCAGTCTTGCAAGAGGCGCTTTCGTCACGGCGGGAATTGCAAGGGGCAATTACCTCACATGCGGCTACTCAACCTGGGACTAAGGAAAGAACCAGGGCGCGAGTTGATTTAACAGCGGCCGAAGGAAAGGCGGTTACAGCAGGAACAAAACTCCAATCAGAAAGAGAAGGCTTAGAAGAAGCATCACAAGCATTACAAGGGTATAACAAAGAATTACAAGCGGCCATGACACAGCGGGAAGCGTCGGGAGAGGCTGCCGTAAATGCAGCCCAACAACAACAGGCGGCCGAACAGGGGCTATCAGAGGCAACGCGGCAACAATCCCAAACGGCTATTCAGGGGATGCAGGCCGAGGTTACAGCGGCCCAACAAGTAGTTGCCCAACGAAGGCAGGCCCTGGCCGCAGCTAAAGATGCTGTCACAGCGGCTAAGACTAGCAGCGATGCAGCTAAGGCAACCCAACAAGAACAGAAAAGGGTGTGGAATGAGTCTAAAGAAGCGGTAACATCTGCGAAGAAAGCCGAAGCTGATGCAATTAAAGAAGTGGCTACGGTTCAGAAATCGGGTAGCGATGCAGCTAAGGAGACGGCTGCGAAGGCTAAGGATGACGCAACCGCACAAGTTGAAGCCGCTGAGGAACGGGCTGAGGCTGAAAAGAAGGCTTATACCGATACTAAAACTGCGGCTGAGGAAGCCCAACAGGGCGTTAGTAAGGCTACCCGTGCGCGTGAAACGGCTCAAAACAGTCTCACCAAGGCCAATGATACACAAAAGGCGTCATCTGATCGGCTAAGAAAATCAAAAACCCAATTAGCAAAAACAGATCGGGATGGAGCTAAAAGGGCCAAAGATGCCCAAAAAGAGTTCACTAAAACGACTAAGACTTATACCAAACAGCAAAATGCACTTAATAAATTAGCCAAAAAACATGGCGAATTTAATGTAACTGTCGGCAAATCGGCCGACGAAATGAATGAGCTAGAAAAAGAAGTCGATGATGTCATCAGGTCCAACAAAAAATATGCTGACTCCATTGATAAGATTGTCGCCAAACAGGGAAAGTTTAATCTTAATGTAAGTCAGGGCGGATTCGCACGAGCATCAAACCTTCCATCTGGTACTAAAATGCGACAGGCCGGGTTTGCTGCTCAGCGTATTGGTATGCCCGGTATGGCAGCGATTGGTGAAGCTGCGGCCGTGGCCGGTCCAGTTGGTATTGCTATTGCCGGTACACTTTTGGCAGTTAAGGCCCTAACTCAGGCTCTCATGGCGATGGCTAAGGCTGCTTTTCAGGCGTTTCAGGCAATTGTTAAGGGAGCAGTAACAGCAGCTAAGGAAATCGAGTTAGCAGACGCCCAATTTACAGCTTTCTTTGAAGGTGATACGGCTGCAGCCGAAGCGTCCTTGCAAAAACTCAGAGACTTATCAGTAGAACTAGGACAAAACGTTGTCGGGGTTGGACGGGCCTTCCTTCCAGAAGTCGAAAGCCTTGATCAGTTAGAGCAAGTGGTTAAAGTTGCTACAGCTTTGGCCCGCTTCCAGCCTGAGCAAGGCCAGCTGGGATCTCGAATTGCCCTACAGGAAGCATTAGGCGGTGAGTTCCGGTCGTTACAGAGGCGGTTCGAGATTAGCCCTGTTGCTATTGACAAAATCCGAAACGCCTTTCAGACAACTGGTGTTACTGGTTTATTGACCGAACTCCAAGCTGAGCTAGAACGGACCGGCCGAAGTGTCGAGGACCTTAGCGATACCTTTGGGGTTGCTGAGGGCAGGATAAAAGAACGGCTACGCCAGATTCAGGCTGAGATGGGCGAGCCCATCATTGACGAATTGTCAAACCAATTCAAAGAAATTGATGATGTGCTGGAAGAACTAAATCCCGACCTAATGGGCATTTCTAATGCCTTTGGTGAAATTTTAGCTAAGTTAGTAGAAATACTTGGGACAGAGGTTGAAAACTTCTTGGAGAACTTTGACCCCGCGCCTGTTTTTGAAGTGGCCGAAGCCCTTTTTGGAGTTGCTGATGCCTTTGGTATTCTAGTATTTGGGTTCAACGCTGGCGAGGGTGCTGCAGGTGGTCTTTCAGCGGGTTTGATGGGTCTTGCCGGGGTGTTGTTGAATGTTGAAGGTTTCTTTTTGGATGCTTCCCTCAAAATCGCAGAATTCCGGGAAGATATGCAATCCATTCTACCTGTTATCAAGGTTTTGAATGATATTACAGAGGGGACACTCCGCTATACTCCGGGTCTACCGGGTGGCGGGATGGCGGCCGATCTAGCCAGTGTACTACACGATGCCCAAGAAGGCTTTATTGCTACTGGTGCATCTGTAGAAGAAGTAACTGCGAAGATAGCACTACACGATCAGGAGGTTTTAGATTTTGCCAATGGCATTACTGCTTATGCGCTTGCGCTGAGTGAGGGTAATGAGGAAGGAGAAAAGGCGGCTGATACCTTCCTGTCAATGGGAGACAAGTTGGCCGAGTTGCAATCAATCCAAGAACAGTATTCAGAGACACAGAAAAAGGTTAATGAGGCTGTCAGAGAATTTGATGTAGCGGCTACCCTTCGCTTCGAGAAGCTATTGACTGATGCAACTCGTAGGCGAATGCAGGCTGAGATTGATAATGCTCAGAAGTTAATCGACATCGACCGCAAAAACAAATTGAAAATCGCGGATATTCAATCCGCCTTTGAGTCTAATGTTGTTAAGGCTGCCGTAAGTCTTAATGACAAAGAGCAAGATATAGCCCGAAAACACGGGGATGCTGTACTCGATCTGGAAGGTGATCTTAATGATGATCGCATTAGTGCTGAGGAAAAATATCAGGAAGAACTAAGGCGTCTCCGGGACAAATTTAATTTTGATGCTTTCGAGGCGATGTTAGCTAATGATGGCAAGGCACTCCGCCAGATCCGCCGTCGCCAAGCCTTCGAGGAAGACCAACTCAAAAAGAATCGTAATGATGAGATTGATGATGTTACACAAAAGGGAGATGATCGGCGGGCTGAATTAGATAAACAGTTACAGCGCGAATTGCGTGATGCTCGTATTGTCAGTGCTCGTAAGATTCGAGACCTGGACACGGCCTTACAGGAACAGCTTGCAAAACAGGAACAGGCCCGACAGCGCGAGGTTGAAGCACAGGCAATAGCTGAGCGCCGTAAGACGGCCGTCTTAAATGAACAATTAAACCAAGCTCTGGATGATTACAGAACTTGGTGGGATGAGCGGAGTCGGGTTACTACGGAGAAGTCGGCTGACGACCTGGCTCTTCTGCAAAAATATATTGATGATGCCTTAGCCCTTATGAATCAATTGGCTGGCCAGGGGATAGTTTTTAACCCGCTTACCGGCAAACCTGAGTTTTCATATACCCCCCTATCCATAGATACGACTGACACATCCACTCTTGCAATAGACCATATCCGAGAACTTGTTGTCAGCCTTGTCAGAGCGCAAGAAATGATGGCCGGGGGAGCGGTTCGGGCCGATAGCACGATAGCCGAGGAAGTTGCGGCTCTCAGTATCGAAGACCTTGTAGATACTTTCGACAAACTTAGAGGAACTGTCGATCTTGCCCTTGCTATGCCAGAGGCCGAAAATGTTTGGGATGCGTTTGATAGATATAGCTTTGACACAACAAATTTAGCTCACACACTCATGATGGAGCAAGCCCTAAAACTAGGTGGTATGGTTGGGATTGGTGCTCAGGAAATAATTAACGAGACCCTTGGTCTCAGCATGAAGGATCTGGATGCCTGGATTCAGGGTTTTATTAACAAATATACGCTCCCAGACCTAGACGATTTCAGTATCTTCGGAGAAAGCGCCACCGGGATACCCGGTATACCGGGTGGCATGAGTATGGTCACTCCTGGCACTCCGGGCGCACCATTCATTATCCCTTCGGGGGCCATGTCTACGAACGTGTCCGAGGATGCGCCAATAAGCGGCATATCTGGTGGCGGCATCTTTTCAGCCGGCGCGGTTCAAGCGATACCGGGCCAGCCAATTTTTACCTTTCCTAATGTAACCGAATCTCCATTTGGGGCTCAGCAAGCCGCACCGTGGACGGGCTCAGGTACGGGGTTAGTTGGGGCTCCTTCATTTGGCGAGGGAGTATCAGCATTCCCCAATTTTATGACCGGTATGTTTGGTCCTTCCGTATTTCCAACAAACCCGGCCGCCGGTTTCGATTCTGCCGCATTTAACGATGTGCTTCAGGGCCAGATAGATTCACAGATTGCGGCCGAGATGATCAAACGGGGCGAAATAGAAGTAACTTCAGACCTTGCGGTTCTTCTAGCTGAGCAAGATTTGTTAAGTATTGAATCTATGCTTAATGGTTCAGTAGTTGCTTTTCAGGCTACCAGCGATGCCGAAATAGCTATTCTGGAACAGACCATTGCAAAGCAACAAGAAACATTGAATGCTCTTCGAGCAGACCCGGCATTAGAAGAAGAAGCAAAGGCGGTCGAGGCCGCTTTGGTTATTCTGAACGATGTTCTTGAGCAGAAACGAGAAGAATTAGCAGCGGCTACACAAGAAATTCTGGACATGGAAACAGCCGCGACCTTGCTGGCTGAAGGAGACAAGCAAGATGCCGTTGACGAAACTGTCGTGTCCGGTGGGCAAGCAGCCCTGATGAAACTTGCTGATGTTGAGACCGGGGTTGAGGGAGAAGTTGCCGCTACGGAACAGTCCGAGACTCAGAAGGTGGTGATCCTTAAAGAAGGAGCGTTTAGAAAGAAAGAGGTTGAAGATGAGTATCACGCTGAGATACTGGAAGCTGATGCCGATCATCAAGAGGAACGGGCCGAACTGACAGAAAATGCTTTTGTAGAAGCGGTCGATATAGCCGACGCCTTTTGGGTGGACTGGCTAAGAGAAAACAATATGGGAATGGCTGCAGATTACAGGCAGCTTTACGAATGGATTAAGCAACGCAATCAGATCCTTGCTACAGCCACCCCCATAATTCCCGGAATGGGGACCATCCCGGCCGACAATGATGGAGATCCTGATGATACCGGGGGTGGTGCTACAGTTACAGAAGCTGAGCTTGAACAGATGGCTATTAATTTCGCTGATGAGTTAGGCATTTTAACCCCCCTCATACAAGGCGACATCATGGACATGGGCTACCAAGAGTTAGTCGATTTCGTTACATGGTTGCAGGAACAGCTAGGGCAGCGGTATCTCGGTGGCGGCTTCGGGCCTGGACCGTTACTTGTTGGCGAACGTGGGCCGGAAATAATTGACATGCCCGGTGCTGGCCGAATTATTCCAAATCATAGTCCGGTTTTTAGTAATATGCTGACATCCGGGGCTCGTGGCGGGTCTATGACCATCAACAATACGATGGATGTCACTAATCAATTCCCTGACCCGCGTGGTATTCCACCTACATATATAAAGGCGATGGAAAACATAGCGGTTAGAGTTGCCAAACGAACATGGGCAGGTAAATAAGATGTCAAATAGTTGTCCTTGGGACTGGAGAATATCATTAGATGAGGCCGGGTTAGCAAGAGGATCTTTCCGCTTGTGGGAAATTCCAGTGCCGACTATAGCGCCATACAATGACGCCTCTGTTGAGACGCCGCGGGGCGAAGGTGAGCAGGCCCTTCATGGGGCCGCTACCCTGGATTTCTTGTGGGAAGTGACGACCAGATACCAAGCGTGGCGGATCAGGCAATTTATTGATGGGGCGAAAGCTGGTACGGGCTGGCTTTATTTTACTGTTGACCTGACCGATGATTCTTCCGCTGGCATCCATTGGGCGGACATTCGGGGAAAACCGCACCGTGATTTCAAAAATGCTGATGCGGGGCCGATCATTGGTCGCTTCCGCGGAAGCCAGGGACACATGGAAAACTACCGTCTCTTGTTGAACAATGTCGATATTGTCAACGCCAATTCGCTCTATACCCTAAAATAATATGCCAACTGTATCAGCGCCCGATCTTGCCTTACAGCGAAGTGAGCATCATAGGAGTGACATTAGGCTCTCTTATCTAGTCCCGCCTATCCTATGGTCAGCTAGACTAAATGATGCCACTGTAGTTAAGGGGGAAACCTCGATAGATTTTAACGCCGGCACCGGTTCGTTTTTCTCCATGATTGAGGCTCTGCAAGAGGTTTGGGTAGGTACGGCTCTCCAGTCAGATAATGTAGGCCGGCTGAGAGTGAAAGCAATATCTTCTGGAGATGGCGGGGTAACGGGGACGGTTACGGTAGCAGGGCATTCTCATCAACTCCAAGATAACAATTACCTTACTTTTTATCATAACTACCCACTGAAACCGCGCCGTTCATATATCGATCCGGCCACCGAGATTTGGTATATGGATGATGACATTGTTTACTCAAACCAGAACACCCAACCGCCACCGGTTGTGATCGCTGGCGACCATCGAGCGGGTTTCCTGGTTTCTGGCAGCTTCGCAATCAATGTAGATGCTTCTAACTCAGACCCAAAGGCTGCTTCGATAACAAGCTACGCACTTACGGTAGCTTCTACAGCTGGGACACCTACGGTCAATTTCAACACAGGCACGGGGTTAGGCGACATTACCTTTACGGCCGCCGGGTATTATTGGGCAAAGTATACGGTTACAAACTCTAACGGAAAATCCCAGGTCAGTTACCGGCTCTATATGGTCCACGACCCGGACCGCACGGCCGGCAGTTATCCATTTATCGACTGTGACCAAATCACGATAGAGAATGATTGGGAAGGTGGTGGCTGGACGGCCGGGATAAAGGCTATGGATTACGCTACCCTGGCCGACATTCCAGATCACACCCTGGTTGTGATATGGGGCGAATCTTATTACAACGGAACTGAGTCGCAAATCACTTTCCTGCCTGACAATTCAACGACTGTATTCACTGGATATGTTAGGGGAGACGCGGACGCTCAGGATTGGGCTACAAGCGTGGGCGAAGTCGATATAGTAATGTCTACGGTTGAGGGAGTGTTGAGACAACTTCACTCTTTCAGCACATCTCTAATAGCGGCTCAGTCTCCGGTCAAATGGTACGAGGGCAAAACGGCTCAGAAGCCGAGTGATATTGTTCATAACCTGTTGCGTTGGCGCACAACGCTATATGAGGTTTGTGACGTTTTATGGGAAGCTGATGACACCCTACTCCGCATGTTCCAGGGATTCGATGAGGGGAATCCCTATGACATGGTAAACGTGTTCCTTTACGATGAGTCAATACGGGCTCGGGTTCAGTGCGACCAGGGCGGCCGGATACACATCGTAGATGATCAGCAGCTTATGATTGACTCAGACCGTTCGGGTCTGACAACCATTTTTGCAATTTCGTCGCTACCCGGCATCGCAGATTTTGGCGGGCCCATGGCGATCCCCCGCAAGCCTGAGTTTGAAGTCCCCTTTGTGACGGCGAATGGCTTTTATTGGGATGGTGCTTTCGTAGACGGTAAGCCCGATGCCGATGAATTTTGTTCCATAGCGCCCGGTGGGAAACCCCTGTGGCGTGGCCCTAGCCCACAAGATAAGCCGAAACAGACCGTATCTAGCCAGGACCATCTAAACCAGATCGCGGGGCGGCACGAGGCGAAAATCAATAACCCAATAGAAGAATTTCGCATCGAGCTACATGGGAATTATCTTGGTGTGTTTGACTGTGCTTACAGCGAACAATTCACAATGGATTTACAAGCATCTCAGAATCCGCGTGGCATTACGTGGTCTGACAAACCGCTTTACCTTCGCCACGTAATGGCTACTTACAATTCCATGAATACTTTTTGGGATATGAACTGCTCTTTTGAGCCCGAGCATGTCACAACTGATGGTGTTTATACTGAGTGCCCTTCCTTCCCCCCGCTCGGTGGAAACCTGCCGCTCCTTCCCCCACCGGAAGAAGTGCCAGGAGCGTTACTGACCGGGGCCTCGGTCAACTATAAGTCGGCCCTTGGTGATTTGTGGACAAAACGATTAACCCAAGGGGTTACAGATTTGGTCCAAGATCCTTTCTGGCGGGTAAAACAGGCCACAGATTCGCCGGCGTCCGCAATTGTTTTCCGCTGCGGGATCGGGTTTATCAAGCGTTCTACAGATGCTTTTGCATCGGTTGATGTTGACGTTACCCCCTCATCAGACCCGCCTAACAATGCCGGTGATTCACCAGCGCCAACAGTTGCCAGTGTTACTTTTATTCAGGGCGAAGGGTCTTACATTAATCAGGATGAATTTGTATTCCTGGCTACCTGGCAAAACAGTGGTGGCACTTGGCGAAGCTGGTTAGCATACACAGATGATAATGGTTCAACTTGGTCCTGGAAAAATATTGGGATAGAAGGGCTAGAGAAAGTAACCTCGTTTGGCTCGACAACGAGTGTTTATAATGGTTCGGCCGATGTTCAGAATCTTTCAGGTTACTCCAACAGTGGGATGCACAAAACGCTTTGTGTCTTGACCGAGACAAAAGCCGTGCAAATTTGGGCTGACAACGGGCCAACCTATCGTATACAGGGTACTGTTATTGACATCTCTGGTGATACCCTAACGCCAGGGGGAACGGATTATGTGCTTAATCCAGGTGATGAAACAAGCGGGAATACTCCCTACGAGATGTCGGCCGTTGCGATTGGCCCAACCAAATTTTTGCTGGCGTGGATCTATTACAATGGCAGTATATGGCCCGGTATAAAATTGGCGATTGGGACGATAAGCGCGACTGTCATTTCTATGAGTTCAGTAGACTCATTTGCTGTAACTAACGACGCGGATTGTGTGCGGATCTCTATGTTTGATGAGGATGCTAGTCTAGTTGTCTATGGTAGCGGGTCGATAACTGGTGGGGCCAGGGTCGTTGTAACAACCGGGGCAAACCCTACGCATGGTTCAGAACTTCCTTTAGGTACTTTCGGCCGTTCTGTAGACGTTGCCACATTATCTACTACCCATGCTGTAGTTATTAGCGAGGACAATGGTTCTGGTAATAGTTATGGGAATGCCATTGGCATTGGTCGATTCGGAAACAACCTTTACAAAAGTTCTGGTCTTACTTTCGGCAATGCGGCCAGCAAGATTGTTCATGAAATAGGTGTTCGCAAGTTAGATAGCACACGGTTTGTGATTTCTTGGTATGAGGATGTCTCGACTTATGAATATGGATATTGTCGAGTTGGCACGGTGGGCGGTCCATATACCATTCCTACAATTGATCTGTCTACCCCTGCCGCATGGGATACATTCAGTTTTGATGTCTATGAGCAAAATTTAGCAATAATCAACCCTGAGTTTTTTATTGTTGGCTACAAGCCACAAACAGGGACATACCCAGATGTCCGCCATGTTTTAGGTAAGGTCAATGCTTCAACAAACGCAATCACTTACGGAACGGTTGTGGATAATACGGGTGATGCTTCGGGATATGGTTTTTCAATAGAGGTATTATCTGGTACTAAGGGCTTATTGGTTAGATGGAATAGTAGTTCCGATCTTGACGGCTGGACAATTAATTGGGACATTGGTGACTATGCCGCAAGGGGACTTGGCCTAAGTATCGGCAAGTCGGCCGGTGATAAGGTATGGGTAACGGGCAATCTAAATGCCGTGTTGTATGCTCAAGAGTTTGCCCTGCCGAGTCTCGCTCTTAGTAACACGTTCTCTATGGGGGTGGCTGCTTTTGCAGCTACAGAGGCTAAGACACGGCTTGCTTATCCATTTGTCCCGTTTGGTTATGATGATGTTGTCTATGTATTTGGCCGTATGTATGATCCTCAAAGTCTCGGAATAGAGACCCATATTATTCGCACTCTCAACGGCGGGGCTGCTTGGGCGCTGATCGAAAACACATGGGGTGTAGACCACTGTGGGGCGTTGATCATTACTACCCTCGGTTATATGTACGCCATCAGGAATAGGGCTGCTCAGGCGAAGCTATACCGGGACAATGCCGACAATGCCTTGACCCTACGACTAACTCTGCCCTTCGATGCGCCGGTAGCGCCTCATGGTATGACTATCAATTTCTACAATGGGGATGCTTACATCTGCTCCTGGTTTGCAGATCCTATTATGGTTGTGCAGGTCAACACCCCGTTTGTTATTTATTCGGACCTGACTTTCAACCATGACAATACCGATGGTATTGAAGCCATCATCAGAATGTAGTAAGGTTTAATCATGTACTCTGATTATCGTGACATTCAAGCGGCCAGGAACAACCGCCTTCTTTTGCTTGAAGATAAGATTATTGTCCGGCCGGCTGAAATCGTTTCAGAGGGTGGGGAGACAACCTATTTGGCCCTTGGTACAAACTGGACTTGGGTAAGCTACTCAGGGCAAAAAGAGGCCAACAAAGCCCCTGTCTGGAATCCCACAACCCTAAGAGAGGAAGGTACTGCCGTCCTGGTGGCCCGACAACCAACATTCCCGTACCGATGGGAGATCATTGGTGTCAACAGTTCCTATGAAGTGGATACTTCTGTAGTCCCTATTAGCCAGTTCAATACTGGCCTACATGCTTCAAGTCATCGAACCGCAGATGAATCAGACCCAGGTCCTGACCCGGTGGATGTTTTCCAACCCATGATGTATGTATTCAAAACCGTTGGAGACGGGGCGACATTGACGGTTTCAACCTATCCTTATGATTACAATCACGGTGGGAGCTCAAAGTTTTTTCCTGGTGCTGATACGGACCTAACTTCTTCTGTCCCCGCTGCCGGCCTAATAAGAAACGTCCTTATTTATTTGGATCGGCTGACTAATATTCTTTATACCGTGGAAGGTCCCACGGTTATTGATAATGGGATTATTCCTGTCCCGCTTCCGCTTCCACCCCACGATGAAGTAACGAAATCAGCATGGGTTACTTTGGCTAATGGGCAAACTGATGTCACAACAGCAGACGACATTGATGATGGCCGAGACTTTCTAGGTGATGGCTCAGACTCGGCCGTGCCAGCCCCGACAGGGCCGGGGCAAGTTTTTATGTCAGATGATGTCTCCATTCCTTTTTGGGCGACTCCTGTTATTGCTCATCCAGACGATGGCGGTGGCTGGCTAACTAACGAGGATGGCGATCTAATAGTGGTAGGTTAATATGGGACTATTACATAGCGAACAAACAAAAGTACATCCAATTATTGATGCCGATCTTATCTATGCAAATGAGACGACCTTGCTTGCCGCTACGGGTTTTACCTCGGAACAGGTCGGCATGGTTGGTAAGGCTACGGCCGAAGATTCTTATTGGATATTACGTGATGAGAGCCCGGTAACATGGGGGAAAATCCTGCTCTCACCCATTATCCAATACGGGAAGGTCGTCAATGCAATGGGCAACCAGTCAGGTGCTGTCACTCTGGACCTGGATGACGGTAATGTTATTACCCTTACCCAAACGGGTAATATCACTTTTACTTTCGATAATCCACAGGCCAGCGGAATCGAAAGCTCATTTAAGTTAATTATTACCAATGACGGTAGTTCGCCTTGGACAAGAACATGGCCGGGTAGTGTCGATTGGCCGGGTGGCACAGAACCAACCTTGACCGGCACAGCACTTGCGGTTGATACCTACACTTTCTTCACTACTAATGGCGGGACCATTTATCAAGGTTTCCTACCAGGGGCAGATATGAAATAATGTCTAAGTTCGGGTACGAGACTCCGGGTGGATCGGATCAGGCACTTGCCGCAGACGAGCATTTTGTGAGCCAGCATGTTTGTGGCTTTGATGGAGTCCTCTATAGTATGAGTGCTTATGTGAAAAACGCTGCGGTTGGCGAGCTATTCCGGTTTTCCATATACAGTGACAACTCAGATGTTCCAGATGTACTTATTGCTCAAACCGTGCTGATTGTTGGCACTGGTTCTGATGAATGGTATTCTGCTGAACTTTCACAACCCTTGGCCGTGAGTAATGGTATCACCTATTGGCTTGGTGTTCATTCGGATGACGCAATCACATTGGTATATGACTCTGATGTTACTTTGAATTCAAGAATTGTGTCTGATACGTGGCCCTATCCACTCCAGCCTTGGGCTGGCGGCAGCAACGTAACGCGAGAATATTCAATCTATGCCAATACTGCCCGAATAACGTCTACAAGGAGATGGATCGGATATAAAGGGGGTATGTTCAAAAGCGAAACCCCAAACTACGATGAGAACGGGGCTGCTACCGATCAAGTGTTTTTGACTGAGGTAGTTGCTCAAGAGGATCTTACACTAGAGAAAATCTGGTGCTTTTTAGATGAAACGTTTACAAGTTCAGACTCCATACGATTCGTCATGTACTCTGACAATGCCGGAACTCCAGACGCTTTACTTGGGCAATCAGACCCAATCGTTGGGGCAAGTACAGAACAATGGTACAGCGAAGATTTGCAATCCACTATTGACATTACAGAAGGTGCAACATACTGGATAGGTCTTCAAGCAGATTTGGTTGTTGCGTCGTTTACTAACAATCCTTGGGGATGGTTTGAAAGCAGGGATTATTACACCGTTGGAGACACTTATAGCGATGGGCCAGAAGATCCCTGTAATTCGCCGCCCAGTGATACCAACTATGGCGAGAGTGCGATGTACGCTGAGGCAATAGAAGATGTTGGTGGTGGTAGCGATGTGCAACAGGGCATTCTTATTAGTATGCTATAATGAATTCAACCTTGGAAAGAGGGGACTCTTTAATAGTACCAATGTCATATTTAGAACAGAGTGAATGACAGGTATGCTAATGCTAACCATGATTTTTTTACAGGTAGCCGAAGGTCCCCAGAATGTCATGACGTTGCAATGGGTGATTATTACTGCTTTGGCTGGAGTATGCGTCATCCTTTTTAGGCTGCTCCAAAAAGCCAATGAGAACAATAGTGATAATCAGACTGAATTGCTAGAAAAGACCTTGGCAGGTTTAACGGAAACCACTAGCGCCGTTGACGGTTTAGCAAATGCTATCGAGGTCTTCCTGCAACAATTCTCTATCGCTAGGGAATTGGATAAGCTGAGACAGGACCTGAAAAATGCTAACAAAAAAGATTGAGGCCCGGCTCAAGAATCATTGGTTTATCCTTATTAAGAAGCCCACAAATGGCCGTCATTCACTTGTGGAATTAGATGCAGCTTTGATAGAACTTAATGGAAATGTGCGTCGGGTTTGTGATCTTGTTGAGAAAATGACGCTGGACACTAAGGTTGCAGAAAGGATGATCAAAGACAATGTTTCCAACAGTATTGATAATTCTTAGCCTTGGAGTCGGGTCAGTTATTTCATTTACAGCCACCGCCGTTTTTTGGTTTCCTTTATGGCGATCTGAGCATTCTGGAACGGCTCATGCTTTATTCCTGACCAATGCCGGGTTAGCCTTGGTAGTGATCTTCAAACTTGCCCAAGTCATAGGAACACTCATTGAAGGTGGGGAATGTGACTTCCCTTTTAGCATGGCATCTGCTATGCTGATGGCAGCGGTAAGTGTTTTTCAGTTTGCCCTAATGAAGGGCTATTTTAATACTCAGCAGAGAAAGGAGAAGTAGGAAATGGTAGAAGTTAGTACAGGTACTTTAACGGTCACAATCGTCATTATAATCTGGACGGCAATCCAGACTTTTGCCCTGGAATATCTTTGGTTTGTTGAAGATAAGTTCCAGAAGCTGGATGAGAAGAAAAAGAAAACGGTCAATGCTGTGGGCATCTTAATCATTGTTGTTTTCGCCTATGTTATGGCGTTACTTAAAGTTTTCGATACCTTCACACCAGATTTGGCCGGAGCGATGACCGCAATTGGCGTCTACTTTGGCGCATTAGGCATTGGGCAAGGCGTCCACCGAGCAACTAAACGGTCCAAACCTCGACCCTAATTGTGAAACCCTGGCGCGTGGCCTACTTCAACCGGGGTAAGCCCTGAAACGTGATGACATGGAGATGGATAATGCTCCTAGTATTTTCCATCTCCGTGTTTTGGACGTGCGTGTTCACGTTCGTATTGGTGATTAACCCGGTCTACCAGAACCCGATGGACGGTATTCCTAGAGACATTATCCCCGTAATCCCGGACATCATTCGACAAGTATCCTTCTAAGGAGTGTTATGAGCCGTATAGGAGTTCACGTAAAAACAGGGTCACGAAATGGGTACGGTCTAGTTTGTGACGAAAAGCCAGCAGAGGTGTTTGCAGTAGGGGAAGGCGGGGCCGTAAAGGAAGCCAAGGAAAAAAGCGGTGGTCATACCTGGGGCATTTATAGAGACATTTATTATTACGGGGATAATCCCAACCTTAACAATATGTCGGTAGCTGAGGCTATCGCTATGGCCGATTATATGTATCCCCTATTGAAAGAGCGGTGGTTGCTTAACCCGGCCGATTATTATTCCGCCATCAATGAAACGGGGGCAAATGACCCGCGTGTCATGACTGTGGCTAACGCTTATGAAATGCGTATCATGCAATTGGCAGCGGCCGATGGCTTCAAGATGTGCATCTGCAATTTGTTCTCGGGGACACCAGATGATGGCTCAGTTCACGGGGGAGCGCCCAACGGGGGTATGGAAACCTGGAAGCTGAACTACGGCGACCATATTGCCGCTGGTTTTGAGATGGGGCACATTTACGGCCGTCATGTCTATGGCTTTCCCGATCTAGTCCCCTTGACTTCCAATACTGACCGGGCGTTTCGGGAAGCGGAATGGCTGGAGTCTCAGGGTCTGTATGGTGGCCTTGCCATTACCGAGCTAGGTCTTGAAGGTGGCATGAAGCCTATTGAGCAAGGCCACATGATGAGCCAGATGGCTCAGTTTGATGCGTTTATGCAAGGGACTCGGGTTAATAGAAAGTTCCTTGTTGGCGCGGCATGGTGGACCTACGGTAACTGGCATGGTGTCAATATTGAAAACTCATCGGTCGCCATAGCCGCGTATCTTCGAGCTAATCCCTCTGACCCGTGGACGCCACCGGAATACACACAGCCACCGGTTGAAGAAACGGTAGAAAAGTTTCTATGGTCTGCTACCGTCACCGAGCAAGAGACTTGCGGGATCCGCTTAAATGATGAGGCGGGATTAGAACAGGCAATCAAGGGCAAGGGGCTCATCCCGGTAATAAGTGAAATCACGGCCGGTTTCCCTGGCGACATTACCCGTGTTGTCCAAGCTGGAGAGGACCTGGAGCATGTTAAGCCCCGAGAAGTATTTGTCTATGAACCGGGCAAACCAATCCGGTCCTTCACAGACCCCTATAAACTTTCGCCGGGGTTCAAACTCGAAGTGTGGCCAGCGCAAACCTGGATTATCACTCAGCGGTTTGGAGAAAACCCTGATAATTACAAACAGTATTGTGACTCGAATGGAGTTTGTCTAAAGGGTCACAACGGTTGGGACATCGCCGCTCCTATGGGTTCGGCGTTTTATGCGGCCGTAAGTGGACAAGTTGTCCAGGTCAGCTACTCGGATGGTTACGGTTGGCATGTTCGCATCCAGACCGGAGACAATCTCATCATTTATGGACATGCGGCTTCTAATATCCCGGTCAAGGTTGGGCAAAATGTTAAAGCGGGTCAGATAATTGGATACAGTGGTAATACCGGCAACTCGACCGGCCCACATCTCCATTTCGAGATGCGTAGATGCCCAGGTCTACCGGATTGGCCGTGGTGCATTATTAATCCCGGCCCGTATCTGGAAGCAATTTATAAGCCACCGACATCGACAGGCGTCAATATGCGGCCGTACTTCCGGCCTGTGGAAGCTGGCGTAGCGCCTTTCTTTGTGCTCCAGCATGGTAGCGGCCCGACCGAGGACATCCAGGTCCAGGTCATGGGCGAAAGCATCTATGTCGTGAAAAATCATCAATATGAGCACATGCGTATTCACAATGGATACGTTGAGCGCCGTGAGGACACAAGTCGGGGCGGTGGGACCATGTATATCCTAGACGATGGTTATGGGTGGTCCCGCTGGTGTCCCGAAGTTTGGGCGGTGGGTGATGCGTTTTATCGAAGCCCCACTGTTAGGGTCATGGACAAGAATTGCAATCCCATCAGTAACGATTTGGTAGGAAGCTGGCTCAGGTTTAATAAACTCCATCCCGTCTGGACATCGCCACCATCTAACGCTTCGCCCAATGGCATTACCTTAAAGAATGTTGTTGAATTGTCTTTCGCTTGGTCTCGGGACGGCGCGTGGTTAGAGCGTTATTTCATCCCGCCTAACCTTGGCCCATACTGCGAATGGATGAACAATTCTGGTGGTCATAGTTGGATAAGTGAAATCCCGGCAGGTCGGCCGCCACTCCAAAGAGAGGTGATCCACTGTATGGGTTAGCATTGTCACATAATAAAAAATGTGGATAATGTAATTATGTGTAGGCTACCCGAGTCCGCGTCCGCTCCCCTAGCGGTTTTTACTCCTTTCCACCCCTAGTTGCCCGAGCTAGGTATTTGAGGCCGATCCATTTGGATCGGCCTCTCCTTATTTAAGGAGTTCCCATGAAATTGGTAATTTATTTATTGTTTTGCATTATTGGACCTGATGATGTTTGTCTCCCTTTGGTTGATTGGCTTACGTTATTAGAAAAAGTGCCGTCCATATATAATCCATTAGTCGCTCCCCCCATAGAAGAAATGCCCATATTGGCGTTCAATTATTGGCCCTACGAATGGATTGGAGGCCAATGGGTAATGATGAATAATTGGCGGGGGCAATGTGATTCTGACTGTAGTTATTTTTCAAATGGCATTCATACCCGCTTAGAATGGATGAATCAATCAGCCGCATGTATAACCGGGTGGACAGGAAGATACCCACACAACACAAATGTTGTTACTTTGCCGGGATTTGGTGATTACGTTTGTAATGATTCGTTTGGAGATCCTGACTACCGCACTCCGCGTTTCCAGGAAGAATTTGGCATGTGGGTAATTCCATTAGACCGTTTTTCTCCTGACCCAACAATGGAACTTGTGTGGGATTGGAGCTTGTCATCCATATTAGTTAGCCAGGAGCCACCGCAATGACTGAATTAGAAGATAATATGGCAGGGGTGATTCGGCAGTTTCAACTAACAGAGGATCGGCCGTACCTGGAAGATCCTGAAAAGGAATACCGGTTTCATGATGAGCGCAAGTGGCGGTTTGATTTTGCGTGGCCGAAATACATGATTGCCTTTGAAGCTGAGGGGGGAACATGGATTGACGGGGCACATACTAGGGGCAAACACTTTGAGGAAGATTGCGAGAAGTACAATGCGGCTGGCGTATTAGGCTGGCGCGTGTATCGTTTCACGACCGATATGATTATTGACGGCCGACTATTCAACACCCTAGAACAGTTGTTTGCTCCGTTCTAGTTAATCAGCCGGATATTTTTTCTTTGCCCCACAGTGTTTACAACGCAAATTCCACCGTTCATATACAACCGGGTTGCCATGCTTATCACGGATGAACATCGGCTGGCTGTATATGTGGTCCGAAGTATAAAGGGGTTCGCTATGCTCTATCCAGTCATGATGATGATTTGGTGATTTGCTACACCAGTCGTGTACCCATTCATCGTTTTGAAATGAAAACCAATATCCTCGTAGCATATCATTAGGAAATGCACTAAAAGTTTTAGTTGTCAGGGTTGTCATTTTTCTCTTCCATGAATTTGAGAAGGCCATCAAACCCGCCGGCCGCATCAGGGCTGTTCTCACCGGTCCCGTTCCATAGAACATGGCTTAATAATGAAGATGTCATCCATTGGTCAAACATGCCTTTTCTGTAACCGCGGGCGTAGGCAACTGAATAAGCAAGCAAAAGTAATAGAAATAAGGTTATTTTACCAAGTCCATATCTAATCATTTCTCTCTCCTGTTTTCATAATATCGTTTAGGGTGGATAGTCTCATTCACGGAGATCAGTATCCCCTTCCTTCCAAGCGCCAGAACTAGCGCGTCAAAAACAATTTGTCTCTCATAATGGGTGAGCAGCTTCTCCATAGCGGCATCACAATTGTTGGTTGGCATCCATACCCGCGGCCGGGTTTTGGTTTTCTTAATATCCAACCGGTCCCGGATGACTTGGGAGTCTTGCTGGAAATCGAGAAGCAATTTCCGAACCGTGTCACCGTGGACGCCAATAAGGGCCGCGGCTTGGGTGTAATTACAGCCACAGCTTTTGTATACAGATTGGACGAAGGCGCGTAATTCCGCACTGTCCGCCGTAGTTGGTACTTGAATCCCGTTTATTTTGTTCATAACATATGTTATGGCCCATCAGGGGGCGATTCTACGGCCGATTGTTCCCGCGTTTCAAAGAAATCTTTCAAAACGGCGGTGTTTCGCATGATCAATCGTGCGTAGAAGGCGGTATAATTATTGTTCAGCCTGTATTCGTCTCCCCCGGTTTGCAAAGCAGCGTCATATCGAAGGCTTTCAAATATGGCTTTCATACCAAAATGGGTTATGCCCCGTTCCCGCAGAGCCAGGGCTTTCTTGACGATAACCGTGTAGACATGCGGGTTAGCGGCGTGGAACTCATAAAAACGTTCTTCTAGGGTCGAGTCAGGGTCGTGACTGACAATCTGGATTGGGTCTAATACCCTTTCTGGAAATAAATCTAGCTGATTGTTCATGTACTTCTCCTAAAATAAACTAGGTTGATTAGGGCTAGGCTTCTTACGGCCTTTCTTGGGCGGCCGGACCACAGCCCCCCTACCCTGCTCAAAGGCTTCTAATTTGTCCAGGTCCAACCGCTGGCGACAGTCCACCAGAAGATTATTAAATTTAAGGTCTATCCCGATCCCGGTTAGCCCGAGCGTCCTGGCTTCTATCATGGTGGTTCCGGATCCGACAAAGCAATCCAGCACGACCGGCGGGATAACATCCGGCCGGTTGCAATCGCAAGTAGGCGTCCAGCCCTTGGTCATAATTTCTACTGTCTTATGAAGGGTGCTACCCCCTTGGCCGTGTTTCATGCCGCTGTCGGCTGAGTATGGAAGGACCGGGTTGGGATTGTCATGGCGGGCCTGCGGTTCTCCCTTCTCAATTTCCCGTTGCCACTGGTTTCCACAGCTGGGGCAGGCCCCATGTCTGGAAGTGGATGCTTTCAGCATGTCCTTGACCAAGGCCCGCGGCCAAACAGCATAATGATTGCCACCGTAGCCGGTAGGATTAACCTGGAAGGCCAATGGCATCCCTTCCTCATCCACCAAATATCCGCCCGCGGCCAGGACCTGTTCTAGGTGACTGAGATATTCCCTTTGCTGCTCGATGACCAAGGACAGGGAGTCAAAGAAGGTGTCAGAGGTCCGCCAGTTTCGCCAGTCCAATCCATAGAACTCGTTTTCTCGGCCGTCCCGGTGCTGGCTGTATTGTTGGTCCGGGTGGATGGTCTCAGCCTTCGCACGGCGCGAGAAGCTGTGCCGGTTGACGTTCGGCCGGGAGCGGGCCATCGAGTGCGGGACTTGTCCCGGAGCGCCGTTGATATTCTTGTGCCCATCATGGACGGCCCGCCTTGATCTCTCTAATGATGCTTGGGTAGCGGGTCTGAGGACCGAGTACCGGTCATAGAAGTATCGCTCAGCCTTCGAGAAGAACAGTATTTCCTCATGATATGTACCCGGCCGATCGCTGGCCGACGATGGCATGGCGTTCTTTTTAATCCACGGGGGTTTGCTCCGCCAATACCAACCATCAGTTTGTAGGGCCAGGGCAACACGGTAAGGGATGCCATAAAGATCCTTGGGTTTCAAACCGGGCGGGACTGGAGCGCCCACGTTTTTCTCGACAGCCTGTCGATTATTCATGTAGGTGCCGGCCCCGGCCTCGTACTTAATGCCCTTCTTGGGATCGCGCACCCAACTATCGGCCAAGTTTATCCAGACAGTGCCGGTTGGGTGTAGTACCCGCCAAACTTCTTTCATGACAGTGCGTATATTGCACACGTAGCAGTTTCCACATGGCGGCCGGCCGATGGCCCAAGCGTGACAATCGTGTAACGGCTCTCGGCCGAGTTGCCCTTCAACCCCATAGTCCCGGAGCGAATAATATGGCGGGGAGAAAGCGATACAGTGGACCGTTTCGTCGGCCAGGGGGATGCTCAGGGAGTCACCGTTAATCAGATGAATCATTCGTTTCGCTTTTGATGAGCTATACAATACCGATGATACGATTTCTTTTTGTCCGGCGAAACAAATCTGGGTAGATCCGGCCGAAGAACCTTCTTACATAAATGGCAGCGAACGTAATCACCTTCTTTTCCAGCGACATAATTCCAACCAGAGGCTTTCAGCGCGTCCCATATTTTAGATTTTTCTAGATCCATTAGAACATCCTTGCTTGCTTAGGCCCATCATCAGGTTCTGGTTTCCAATTTTCGAGAATCTTGCGGACATCATCTCCGCCGTGGCGATAGTAGTTCCACCAAAACTCTAACCGTTCCCGGCTTATCCTGGCGTAATCTTTCCCGCCTTCAAGCCCTAGACCGGCGTCCCAACCGGCCAACATAGCTCCTATAGCTTCGCTTCCCGCGCCTGAATAAGGGATGAGTAGACGGCGTTCGCCTACCGACTCGGCTGGAAGAAGCAGCGTAGCCAGCCATTTATTTAAGGCGATGGGCTTTAAGGTTGGGTGATTGTTTTTCTTACGGGTGCTTCCGCGTTGGTAGGCATTGTCGATCTCCTTTTTACGGCCGTCGTTGACTGTTCCGCCATCGCCAGTAACCCCGGCGTTGCGCTCAGCCTTCGATACCTTGGCCTGATAGAAAGCGCCCGGTGCCATGGCGATCCGCTCATGGATTTCGTGCGCCCAATGGCTTTGCAGAAAATACCGGGCGGCCGTACCTTCGTCCGCGTGTTCGACCATCTTGGTCCCTATGGGCCTGTTTTCTTTTCCATAGGCGTTTGGTGAATACCCGGCCGCACTTGCTTTCTTGACCGAGCCCTTCCCACTTTTCAATATTCCAGATTGTTCGCCCATTTCTTTCACCGGGCATCCATCCATACATTCCCAATTGATAACGGTCTCTAAACCATCGTCGTCCGCATACCCACTCGTGGCGAGGCCGGCTGGCGGAGTCGAATCCCCAGCTCGGGAATTAGACTCATATGTTTTGGTGTCTTTCTGTACCCGCTGTTTGGTAGCCCTGACTTTCTTCGCCCCCGCCGGCCGACATCCTGGAAGGTGCGTAAGGACTAAATTAGCGGGCCAGCGCCCCCCCTCATTCTGTACCATTGATCGAACTCCAGTCTTAAATGTTCCAATGCTATCATTTGGTTTAATAGTATTCGGTTCTCTTTCCCATGTTTCCCCTTTTGCTGATACCCTACCCCCGCCAATGTTTAGTGCCGATGTGCCATAAGTGAGAGCCCTGTCCACGTATGTCCCATCATATGGCGCACGAAAGCACAATATGGGCTCTTGGGCGGGCTTCAACAGATTGCCATAGCCATCCCAACTTTTGGCATCTTCACTAGCTGGAGCAGTAATATCAAAGCTACCGTCATTTTCCTCGTAATAGTCCCCAGGTCGATAGCCTAGTTCTTCATTTAGTTCATTTCTCTTTTTTAGTGAAGTCCCTTTCCCTTGACCTATTATTTCCCGGACTTCGCCCGCGGCCTTATCAATTGCTTTCCCAATGTCATACACCTTTGGATAGCCTGAGCCGTAGGACCAATGCAGGATCTCATCGAACTTTTCCCAACCCCCGAGCCGGATAGAAAGCGACAGGAGATCGGAAGTGCGGGTCCCGCCATAGGCAAAGAGAACCGCGCCGGGATATACCATGTTTTCCCGGATGTCCCGCCATACAGACGGTGGGGGAATGACATCCCACTCAGCGTTCATGAACCCTTTCCCGGTATCATATTCAGCATCGGCTAACCATGCTTCCAATAGGCCGCGTATGTCCTTAACTGATCCGAGGCCATAGGGCGGGTCACAAAAGACCGCGTGAAACTTCTTCTCCCCCTTCCATGCTGCAGCGACTTCTCCAACGTCGGCCGTAATTATTCCGAACGGTTGTTCTTGGTCCATACTTCTACCTTTTCAAAATAGTGCATACCACAATAATAGCCCCACTGTTCCGGGTCAGGAATGAAGTTGCCTTTCTCATCGAGCGCCCATCGAAGCTGACCGAAGTGTCCACAATCTTTCTCACTACACAATATATATTTTTTATGGCCTTGGAGCCAGTATCTCATGGGAACACCAAAGGTCCTGGCAATTCTGTGTACGTTGCTTCGTTTTACCAATTCAAAATCAATGAAGTCGTTGGGGTTCGCCTGTATCTGTTCATAATCTGGACCGATCATAGTGTAATCTCCCTACGCTGTAAGTTTCTGAACGACATTAGTTGCCCGTGCCAATAGAGATCCGCTGTGCCTGTAGTCTGGTCACGGTTCTTGGCTACGGTTATCTCAGCGATATTCGGCCGTTCACTGGTATCGGGGTTGTAATATTCATCTCGATAGATGAGGATAATGGTATCGGAGTCCCCATTAGGGTCGCTACTGTTTCGGACATCGGCAATTGTGGGTCGGTTATCCTGCCTTTGTGCGATCTGCTTGGTGTTCAGTTGCAAGACAATAATGAGGACGATCTTTAATTCCATAGCGATCTGCTTGCAGCGCCGAGAAAGAACCGCCAGCCGCTGAGTCTCGTTATGGTACGGTTCTTCAACGTCCATTTGGTGCATCAAATCCACAGCGGCTATTTTCAGGCCGCGTTTCATTTTTATTCTCCGGCACTTGCTGAGCAGTTGTGAGGTTGTTAGCCGTGTATCGTCCAGGTCCATTGGCAGGGTCGATAACTCCCCTACATGCTGATAGTACGTAGGCCATTCAGAGTCCGCCATTCCCCCGGCCTTCATTCTGGAAACCGGGATCCGCGTATCTGAGGCAACCTGTCTCTGAAAATATTGAATGGCTGGCATTTCGAGCGTAAACATCGCCCCGCTATGCCCTTCTTTGGCCGCGTTGAACATAATTTGCCGGACAAAACTTGACTTACCCATGCTGGTATCGGCAGCAACTAATACCAGAGCGCCCTGCTCGAACCCCCCGCCTAATAGTTTGTCAAGATCCATAAAGCCAGTGGGGATCATATCTGATACACCTTCCTGGCTCAGCCGCTCCATTTTGTCTATGTGCTCACGGGCTACGTCCCCTATGTGACGGGTAGCTTTCCCGTCACGTTCGGCCAGGGCGACATCAAAGAGGGCTTCTTCGCTTTGGGCAATCGCATCGCTGGCGCTGATTTCGCCATCAAATGCCAGGGTAGTTATCTCCCTCGCGGCATTGATGAGTGCCCGCTTTTTGGCCGCGTTAGTAATTAGCTTTGCATAGGCTTCAATATTGATGGATGTTGGTACGGCGTTGATGAGGCCGACAATATAGGCTTCCCCGCCTATTTCTTTTAGTTGTTCCTTTGCAGTTAGGTTCGATGACAGTGTGACAAGATCAACCGGCGTCCCCGTTTCTGAAAGTTCAAGGATGGCTTCAAATATCCAGCCGTTGGTAATTCTATAAAAATGATCTGCTTTTAGAAAATATGAAACATCATGGATGGCCTCTGGATCAATTAACAAGCTGCCAAGAGCCGCTTCTTCCGCTTCTATCTCCGAAGGTACTGCAAAAACATCCTCATCCTGTGGTGATCCTTGACTCATTTCGCTCACTCCTTAGTGCTGTGAATAGTTGTTTGAACTCTCTTTCTATCGTTTTCTCATTGTGCTTCCCCATGTTTCTGAATCTGCTTTCACCCATACGCCCTATCACGTTTTGCGTTACAGGTGAGGTGAAATCCACGGCGTTCCTTTTTTTGCCCCGCCACTCTAACATTTCGGCCCAAGCCTGATTTGTTTCTTGGTCCGGCCGATTGCTCCTGTCAATCTGGATCTCGTCAATACAATTCTCTAACTCATCGAGCAGAGATTTAACGGCTGGCTTTCCTTCATAGTGACCGTTTTCCTTCCACCAGTCCCGGAAGCTATGAACCTGCTCAGGCGTTCGACTGTGCATAACGAGGGTTGCCGCTGCCCTAACCATAGGATCGCGCTCATCAAAGGGATTACAATGCCCCTTGCAAGTGCCAGCAATCTCAGAAGTCATTTGTTGAAGAAGTTCGGCCCCATCATCAAGCAAATCCATATCTACCGGTATTTCCATCCAGTTAAAGTTAGTTTCCTTTTCTTTATAAAGATTAACTGATGGATCGGGTGACATTGACGACATTTTTGGTGTCGTAAATGTCGGGGGTGACATTTTGTCACCCCCCATATATGGGTTTTCGGTTTCGGGTCTGAATGGGGGTCTTTTGGGAAGTCTGTCGGCTGAGAGGCGGAATTTATTTGTTCCGTGTTGGCCGACTCCTTCTCTGATTAAAATTCTGTCGGCCAGGAGTTCTTTGGTAACTCGTTGTATCTGTCTTTCTGAGTAGCCTGTTTTCCAAGCCATGTATTCTACAGATGGATAAATGTTTCGCCCCTCATCGTCCGCGTGGTCAGCATAAGCCAGGGCAACGGACTTCTGACTTTTTCCTAATCCCGACTGGTAGACCAAGGTCATCATTTGAATGCTCATTGTGGTCTCCTGATACAAAAACGCCTGATACCCTCTGTCAGGGGCGGCGTAAGCCGGTTCAAGGAGCGTAACGGAGAGGTCGGGGGTCTCCGAAGCCGCCCCTGACAGAACATAGCAGGCGTTTTCTGCTTGAACCTGATTGTTAATTATGGCACCGACCTAAAATTATCTTAATCCTTTTCTATTAGCGCGTCAAATCAATCTTCATTATTCATCCTTTTATCCAGCCAATTGATAGTAATACTAGCAATCTGAAATAGTTCATGTTCGACCGTATCATCATGATCATTAGCCAAAACAGATGCCAACTCTCCCACTTCCTGCACCATCCGTTTCAACCAGTAATCATCATCTTTATCCCGCCAACGATGGGCATGTTGAGCAGCTATGTCTGCGGTCAAATCAACAATTGGATAATCCATCAATTTTCCTTCTTGAACCCATATTCGTTATAGATTTTTTCGTAGGACTGGACTCCGAGGCCCAAGATGAAGGCTAAAAATTCTTGGCGCGTTACTTGGGGACGATGTTCCTCTGATAGTTTCTTAAATTCTTGGACAATATGCTTTTGCATATCGTGGTTTAATTGTTGCTGCACCCCTTTGAACACATATTTGCGTTTGAGTATTTTTCCGTCTTTATAGGCAGAGAGCCCCAATTCCATGATGTATTCCATGAACACATTTTTGAACGGTTTTGGTAAGTGTTTATCCCCCAATTTATAGATGCGTGTGAGTAGCCCGTCCGGTATTCTCGTTGATACGCGAGTATTTCTTATTGGCTTCTTGTATTTTACAATCATAAGGCACAATATTAGCGGTACAGGGACTTGCTGTCAAGTCAGGGTTGCTTATGGGACATGGTTTTGCTACAATCTGGTCATGAAATCTGAACTGCAAGTCACAACCCTATTATGGATGCTGAGCCAAGACCCTGACATCGGCTTGATCAAGGCGCTAGTAGAAAAGTGGGAAAAGGATACCCCAGGTCTTGTAGATATTAGGATCGCGGTTAAGGAGTTGCACAAAGTTAAGGAAGCGGGTGAGGAAATCGCGTTACGTTGGATCGTTAAGAAGATGCAGCTTATGGCGTGGTTTATAGATGAAGATAAATTGATGGAAGAAATGCAAGCTATCCAGTATTACGACGACGATAGTTTGTATCGCCAGGGGCTATTATTTGAATCCCGTATGGATACAGGAGAAGTGGATGAACAAATTAAAGCGTAGGCATTGGGCGTTATTTAGTGACGGAGCGGGTGCGGGAAAGTCTACCTTCCTCGGGTCTAATGTGCGGCGGCCAGCTATTGTAGTCGATACTGACGGCCGCTTTGGAGCGGTTGCGCCATTAGCAGACGGCGAAATTATCTATCCAAAACAGTTCATCGATCCCCTGACCCTGGTTGAGGAATTGATGGTATTGGTAGTAGAAAAAGAGGCCAAGACGGTTGTCTTTGATTCTTTGACGAAGCTGTATTCTGTTCATGCGCGTATTGGCTACATGCGGGCCAGGGCCGGAAGGTCAAAGAACAAAGCCAGTGAACATATCGACAAGGCAAATGCTATGTCAGTGGCCAGGGATATAGCTGTATTTGGAACAGACATTTTTTACTGTTACCACAGGACACATGGGATAGACGGGATGGGAAACTCTGAGGTCCGGGACATGATCTCGGGCGTGGAAATGGCCCGCCTTGCAACTTCCATAAATGTGTCTTTGGAGTTCTTTCGTAAGAAGGATCGTTTTGGAATAACGGTAGTCGAGGCGCGTGATTTTGGTGGCCGACCTGCCAACACCGGTTTTACGCTCTATGATGAACCCGGCAATTATTGGGCAGGTGGGGCCGAGCGGCTGGAGCGCCTAATCTATTCCTCATTCCATTCCAGGGACGAAGCGATTAAGTGGGGCGCTAAGAGCCTTGGCTTGCTGCCAGAAGAAGCCGAGTCAGAGTATGAGCGCGTTAAGGATGTTGTGAGCCCTGAAACTAAGCCGGAAATGTGGATCGCGTGGGTTCAGCATGTCGATGATCTAGTAAAGGACAAAACAGAGGACAAAACAGAGGACAAAAATTCGCCGGCGTCGGCCCCACAGGAGCAGCCGGCAGCGGAAATTCAGGTCGAGGACACTGAACCCGCGTATGAAACTGACCTGGATAAGGACACTTTACGGGCCGGACTTAACACCCCTGATGCCACCATCGGCAAAGTGGTTTATGCTGCAGCCACGGTCAAAGATGACTTGACCAGTGTCGTTGACTACCTGCTCAGACTAAAGGAATACCCCTTCACTGATAGCCAGCAAGCGGTTATTGAGGCCGGGAAATTCAAGATTATTATGGACCAGAAGCTAAAGGGGACTACGGCTCAGGAAATGTATGATTGGCTTACTAAGCCAAAGGCACTTGTGCCCGAGGAAGAATTATTGTAAGCTGATAATGCGCCAAACACTCATCCTGATCCATGTTGGGTGAGCAGAAAGCCCGGTCACAGGACCGGGCTTTCACTTTTAGAGCCGCATCATATTTGTTGGGGGATTATTCAGGCGGGGGATGATCCAACATGAATTTATGATACGGATCAAAGGTTTCGTGTGGGTCATTGACTCCGGGCCAATCCCATAATGGCATAAAGGTATTTTCATACTCCAGAATTTCCGGGTTCAGGTTTCGATGGGCCTGAGCGTTATATTCCTCTTGCAAGGCCCACACCCAATGACCCATAAGAAAGATGTCGGTTCTTTCGCCGTTCGCACTTTTGAATACAATCTGATCGGCCGTGTCGCTGCCTGATAGAATTACTTTTACCTTAGTTGCCAGATGTCCCCGCTCCTGGATAATTACAGCCCCCGAACCAGCCAAGGGCAATTGGCGCTGCCATTTGCGCGAGTCTTTTGGCTCTTGGCTTTTCCGCCATCGACTAGGCTTCTCTTTTGTCCCCGAGACAACCCGGAATTCCCGGTTGTTGGCGTCCAGCAAGCCATTTATTTTTTCCATAATGCGTTGCTGAGAGACAAAGTACCTTGCTTTCCTGGTCATCTCACCGATGCCACTGTCATGTGTAGTCATAATCGCTCCTTATCTTACTATGTAAGCCCAAAGGTCATTCAGGTGGAAGATGACATCATTAACCGGGACCCGCCCCATGATGGCCTGTCCCCAACCTGCCTGATCAACAAATACATGAATACCCCGGCCGCTGCCAACAACAGATTTGAGCATCACATCTGATGCTTGCCATAGAAGTCGGCCGAGTCCCTGACCTCTCATCCCCTTATCAACCATGATATGAGAGACCCAACCGTACTCTATGCCCTTCTCAGCCAGCGGTAGAAGCTGCTCGAAGGTGGTTGTTCTAACCCTCATCAACATGCCCTGACCAATTACTTCCCCGTCCACTTCTAGGCTAGTCTCTATTACTATGGTTTCTTCGCCGTCCGCATAGGTGGATCTCATCCTGGAGTCCCAAGAACATAGCTCAGGGTCAAGGTCTTTGCAGCTGGGAATATTGGGCATACCCAGGTCAGTTGGTAAGGTGACTTCCACCCCGCCGTCGGCCGTCACTGACATGAAGTAGGGACTCTGGTAAAAGGTCTCTAAGCGTGACCCCGTGTTGGCAAAGGGCTTTGCTACCACAAAGAAGGCAAACAGGACGGTCACAAAAAGTAGCAGGTGCAACCACATATTCTTTCTTGCGGCCGCTACTTCCAATCGAGTGTTATAAACATCCATTTTAACCATGTTATTCTTCCTCATCCGAGTAAACCGGATCTATATAAACCGTTTCCAAGGCGGTTTTTTCAACGGCGAATTCAGTGCCAATTTCCATGACCCCATCGGGGACAGGATCGGCCGCGTCCTGATATGAGAACTCCAGCCAAGATCCATGCTTGGTATTGAACTCATCAACAAGTATCTGGACATCGGACTCGTCTTTGATCAGCGTTGCCAACGATGCTAATTGGCCGGACTGTCTTCCCTTGCTCATTATTCTAAACATTATTAACCTCTCTGTTGAGTTTCACCAGCATCTCCCCGACCTTTGGCAGGAATTGATCGTCTTTGCCCTGGAGAAGCCACGAAAACCATTTGATTTGTTCATCCTCTGGTAGCTGGCTCACAACGGAAGAAAAACTTTCAGCGGCCAAATGAACCCTGTCCCGCGGCGTGAGGATGCCTTGATCGCGTTGCTCCAGGGTTTCCAGAAGGGTGCAAATCACAGGTTTCAGGCGGAGCGCCCAACCCTTGTCATGATCATCGGTGAATATGTCTGTAAACTCCAGGGTTGTATCAGGTTTCATGATCAATACCCGGAAGTGTCGATAATGGTACTTATTCGAGCCGGAGATCGCACAGGTTAAAATAATACGGTGATGTCCGGTAGGTACTTGGACTGTTCCCGGCCCAATCCATTCCCCTTCAAACATATACCCATCATCCCGGTCCATGTCACAATCCGTGATGTACTTGGCCCACTTTTTGAAGCGGTGATCAAGCGTGAGTTGTGAGAACTCCAGGATAGTTTTGAGCCAATGGTCCATAATTACTGATTCATTCATGATATGCTCCTTCTAGTATTCCACGAAAAAGGGATCTTCCAGGTCCACATTTTTCAGCCCGAGATAGAGTTCCGTGGTCTCTAGGTTCTTGTGACCAAGGAATAGGCTGATCTGATCGAGCGGACACCCCTGCTTGTAAAGGCGTTGGGCGTAGGTACGGCGTAGGCTATGCGGCCCGAGGTCGGTGATATGCGCTCTTGCGGCCAGCAGCTTCACCTTTTTATAGACGGCCTGAGCCGATAGCCCGCCGTTAGTCATTCCCCCACCTTTGGTACGGACATGACCGGCGAGTTTGTCACTTTTGCTTACAGCCCGCAAAATGAGGCCGGCCGCGGCCGTTTCGTCCTTCCAGTCGAGTAGGATCTTCACAACCCACGGGGGGATCGGGATTGTCCGCTTCCGGTTGTGCTTGCCTACGATGTTGGTAACGAAAAAGTTACCGCCGTGCTCCTTAATGTGAGCCCAATCGAGATCCGCGGCCTCACTCCGCCTGAGACCAACCCCAAGCAAGAGAGCCAGTAATAGCCGCTCCTGTCGCCCCTGGAGCGTATCACGCTCCGGCGCGTCTAATAGGTCTCTGGCTTCGTCCTGGGTGAGCCAGTGGCCGACATGCGAACCCCGGTCCGGGACGTTCTCAATTTCCCCGATCCCCCTGGCTATATCGTCCTTTAGAGCGCCTGTGTACCTTAATTCCCTGGCTAAGGAGCGGAGCGCGGCCAATCGCTGGTTAATTGAGGCCGGAGAATACCCCTCATTTTGTAAGTGGTTGACATAGAACATGACCATTGACCGTGTGAAACCGCCCATGCTCATTTTTGCGTTGAAGCTGGCAGCTTGGACAAACTCAGCATAATCATTGATGGCCCGTCCATAGGCCCGTTTTGTGTTGGTCGATTTCCCATTGGTAACGAGATCGACCAGGACTTGTAGCCCGCCGTTTACCTGTATTAATTCATTCATTTGCTTTACTCCTTATTAAATTGCAGGTCTGTATTGACTATGGTCAAGTTGTATTTTGAAATGATGCTGGAGCGTGGTCGGGATCTTGGTCTCGTGAACCCCCACACCCCCGTCAAAACGGCTTGGTTTTTCTGGCATAAATTCATGGCGGTTGGTTTTGATGTTGAACCCCTGGTAGATGTAGACTTCCCCGTGGTCGCCCTTGGTTCTGTAGCTTTCACCCTTGACAAGCTGTCGAACCTGGACCGGGACATTCAGGGGAGAGACGGCCGGACCATTAGTGAGATGCGTTCTTACAGCGCACCGAGTTCCGCTTGGCACGTCGATCAAAGAGGCGTCCCGCCCGACATGGGTCACGTCTTTGGTTAAAATGATCAACTCCGGCCGAGCAATCCCCAACACTTCGGCCGCTTTTATGGCTTCGTCGCACTCATTACAGCGTGTGAAGGGTTCGCCCGGTTCATCAGGCGGGCAATAGGTCGGGTTTCCACAAGGGCAAGCCTGATGCTCCTGTTTACAATTAGGGCAAGCCATATTAGGATCGATCCCCATCAAAAATATTTTTGAGGTCGGGTATTTTAGTACGAGCGTCTGCAACGGCCGAATAACCTGAACCCGCGTGTCTTCCGGGTTGGTCTGATAAACGTTGCCGATCTCCCCGTCTGGAGTCTCAACAATGTCGGCTTGGTTCAGAGGGCTATCAGGCGTGAGGTTCGCCAAGGCGTGTGCTGCTCGGCAATCTTTACAGGAGCAGAGTATATCTACCCCATCATACGCTCCCTGCTTGTGAAACTTACCCATATACGCGCCGGGGACAGGTCCAAAAGCGGACTCATGTCGAACCGCATACAGGAAGTCGGCCGGGTTTATTTTCGGGTTAAGGATCTCGATGTATTGCTCCAGTTCATGACGGCGGCCGAACCCCAATACCTCATCCTTTATATGGTCTATAATCTGATCATCTCCCCAATCGGCCGGAAAATCAAAAGATAAATTAAGTGTAGCTTTTATTCTATCCATTTCGTTTACTCCTTTACCGACCGTATCTCAGCCGGTGAAAAATAGTATATCATAACCCATACCTTTTACAACACGGGTTCTACTCCCCGGCTTCGTAGGCGCGTATTACTAGCAGAGCACACACAACCAGGATGACCCCGCCCCCGAGCGTTGCCAGCCCGCCCTTTAAGGGCGTGTTAGGGAGCATTGGCAGTATCCAACCGCTGAAAACGATCCAACAGGACATGACCAAGACTCCGAACATGATGAGGTACTTCAAAAAACGTTTATCTTTAAGTGGATCCATGGCAAACTCCTTTAATTCGAGCTGGGGGCTAGGATGAGGGTGCGGAAGTTATTCCGGCCTGAGCCGTTAAGAACCTGGACACAGCCACCGACCGCGATACTCTTTGACCCATAGGGAAGCATTGTAAGTTGCCCCTGGATCTTGGTGTCGATCACCCGCTCATCGTTGCTATTGAAGCCCTGGAGCGCGTACTTTGCGCCCTTATGGGTGAATGTTCCCTTGGTGGCGACGGCCGTCCAGGGCTTATCCTTCTTGATCTTGGGTTCTAGCCGTATTTTTTTCATCGTGACTCCTTACTAGGGGCTAGTGGCCCGAGTCCGATAACAGTAATGTTTTTCCCATCAGGATCGACGGCCCGTAAGAAGCTGCTCAGGTTAGCCGCGTCCCTATCCCCAATCCCGCATAGCGCGTAATAGGCGCACCCAAAACAGACACGGCCGGTCCTGATAAAGTCATCAGCACAGGCCCGAGCGCGTTGGCGGGCTTCTAGGCGCTTCTGCTCCGCCTTACTCGTAACCGATTGATTCTTGCTCATTTCGATCTCCTTGTGTTAGAATGTGTATACATTTCGCTTTACTCCGCAAGGGGTATGCCAAGCCCCGGTCTTATCAGCCGGGGCTTATCTTTTTATTCATCCTCTGGAGTGGGGGAAAACTCGATCCGATGGGTAGGATCTTGGTTGTCATGGTCCGCCCAAACATACAGGATTAATTCACCGTCTGTATTCTCCAGGTAGGCGATCTCCCCATTGACGAAATGATCATATCCTTCGACCCCAATTGCAACCCCGTACTTGTTGGTTTTGACGGTCATAACATGGCCCTCTGTGGATCGGACCGTGGTGATCTTTTCATCCACAGGGAGCGGGGGATTGTCACCCGAATATTGAAGCCAAACGGCGTAGATCGCGGCCCGTAGCGCCTTTTCTTGTGTCATAGGCGGCCCGTCCCGGTCCGTAACGGTGGTTATAAGCCAGCCGTGTTGACCATCATCCTGAGCGCCAATTACCCGGCACTCATAACGCTCCTTAACCATGAACCGGATCGCTTTCAGGCTGCGAATAAAATCAGGCCAAAGAGGATGAGGTACAAAACGGTCCTCAGTTTCATTGACGGCGATAATGATGCCCGTCTTGTAAATGTTGGCCTGTTTACATCCGAAATGGTCCGCAAGGTCTCGGGCTTGGCCCTTGGTTAAAAGTCCGCCCTCTGTCATCTCATTTTCATTTTTCATTCTGATCTCCTTGTCGTGAATAATATCCAGGAGTGTCAATTTCAGACCACTCGAATTCTTCAATACCCATATGATAGATGCCAGTAAACGCCACGGTGGGTAAGTCCATAGGAAGCGTTGGCGCGTTGGGATCGGGTTCTAGCGCGTGTAAAATCTCGGCTATGGCCCGATCCGTTCGCTCATTATCTGAGATTTCGGCCGGTTGCTCGGAGTAGCGCGTGGTCCAGGTATAATCGGTCCAGCCGATGAACACCTCAACACTCACGAACCATTCTGAGTCCCGCTTGGCGCACTCCAGCCGATCCAGGAGTTCGGCCGCTGCTTCTGACAGATAGCCCCAACGTTTGGTCCTTATGTCCCGCTTGGACTTTGGATCGATCAGCCTGAACTCATACGCTTCGGGGAGATCATGGTCCTCATTAGGATCATAGGGGAATGTTTCGCCCGTTTCCTCATCCAGGTCAATATCTCCGAGTTGTGCTAACCAAATTTCAACCGGGGGTTTTTCGCCAAGGGGACGGCCGTATAAGTGGTTTTCCCGGCCTGTGACCCTTAGCGAACCCTGGATAATCCACTTATCATCCCCGATGAATGAGAAGTAAGTCTCACTATCATCGCTTCCGAGACTTTCATACAGGCCATAGAGCGCCCCTTCCTCAGTGTGATATGGCCCTTCCCAAGCAGTACAGTCCAAATAACCTGGAGCACTAAGCCGGGAAAACCAAACATTGACCCATTTATCAGTTACCGGCCCGGTTACTATGTCCTGATCGTCTTCCCACTCAGCTTCAACAACCCGCCGCCCTTCTAAGGGATCTTCAAACTCGATCCAATTTCCGAGGTCTGCTTGTGCTTCCATATGTGACATAATTGATCTCCTTTGCGTTATATAACGCTATAGCCGGTTGGCGAAGCCGGATCGATATGGTGAGCCTGATTCTTTTCGATTATCATGCCTTGGGAATAAAGAACCTGAGACGGCTTGATCGCTCCCCAACGGCGTTGGATGATAGCCTTACGCTTATCATAGGGCGGTTTTCGTTGGACATAGTTCCGCCCGATTGTTACCGCGTCGGCCTTGATTTGCGTTACGATTATGTCCCCGATCCTGAACCCTTCCGCGTCAAATCGGCTACTAGAGAAGGGAGATCCTTTGAAGTTGCCCGAGTCTGTCAGAAGCGTAACTTTCCATTTGAATGATTTGTTTTTCTTCATTTCGCTTTACTCCTTATTAAATGCTGAACCCACCATGATTATCGAAGTTTTTCAGGGACTCATCTATCTTAAATATCTGACTTGCCACAATATCGATCCCCGCGTCGGCCGGTTGGAGTGTTGTCACGTTGTTGATCTCCGCGCCTGAGACTAGCAGCACTCCCTCACACTCATACCAGGGGACAAAAAAGAGCAGGTTAAGAAAGTCCCCCACGTCCAGCTTATCATGGGTAGGCATGATAACGAGATCGGCCGGTACAGGTTCATCATTCTGATCGGTTCGATCAACCACGATTAAATAAGGAAAAACCCTATCCCTGGCGCGTGGCGCGTCTGATTCTGTGAGGTAAATTTCCGCGTAGCCCCCTAGATCCAGATCCCAACGGCTATAGATCCCCCCGTTTCCAAACTTGACCCCAACATTCATCTCTAAATACTGCGCCCAAAAACGGAGAAGGGGCTTATTAGTCATAGAGATAAAATTACAACGGTCCTGAACGTCCGCCACGGTGAGCCAGCGCGTATTCTTTGCGCCGTCCTCATCGAAGCTGATACCACAGGCCAAGCAATCATACAAGAAGCGCCCGCGTATATCGTCATTATGATCATAATTCAGGTTAGAATCACCACACCCAGGGCAAACGATATAGACCGGTTCAATAGTGATCTGAACATGCCCCAAATAATGGTTGGCGTTATCCTGGAGCGCGTGTTCCCGGCCGGACTTCTTGATTCCTACATGCTCAGCGATCAGCGTGTCGAGCGGTTTAGGCCCAACCATGATCAAGCAGGGAGTGAAGCCCCCTCCTGACTCTGCGATCTCCAAATTTCCATTGACGATCAGTTTTTTATTGAACATGGCCGATCTCCTTTAAGTATTCTAGGTGTTCATGCTCAGCATAGATGAGGTATCCGATCTGCGATGCAACCCCGAGCGGAAGATCCCCGAGCGCGATCCGCTTCTTTGGATCTCCTGTGTTTTCATGGTTGTTGAATGTTTCGCCCGAATACATGCACACCCCGTTTGGTTGGTTGGCGCGTTTGCTCATATAGTACACAGAGGTATTAATAATGACCCGGTAACGATCGGCCGTTGCTCCGCCGTTATCCCAAACGGTTACACCCCGCGTCATATTGGCCCAAATAGTGGCCGCGATCTCGGCTTGCTTCCGGCCGCTTATTTTCGTCCAGTTTCGGAAGTCCCTGCGAAAAGACAAGGCCAGATCCCCGGCCTGTAGATCGGCCTCACTTTCATAGAAGCGGACGCTTGTAAATGTTGCCCCTATCGGGTTCGTGATAATGGCCGCGTTACGCTTCCCAAAATAGGTTTTTCCATGTTTATGATTCTTTATTGTGATCTCGTTAGTATCTTTCATTTCGCTTATCCTTTGGCCTTACGGCCCTAAGTGGCCCGATATAACCTGTGATACCCCAAACGCCCTAAGCCGCGTTAAATACTGCGATCTCCGCCTGAGTTTTGGCGTATCGACTATCTAATAACCGAACGATCCAGCGCCCGAAACGCTTCGCCCAAAACGGACCGGCGGCCAGCGCCCGATCCAGGTCCGCCCGTTGCCTATCACTGAGGGTGATAACAGACTCACTATCGAAGGGGGGATCAACCGTTAAGAAGCCCGCGTGATCATTCTTAACCTTAATGTTTAGCTGCCTGAGTTGGGCAACGAGTGAGTAAACCTCTTCAATCCAGACTTCCAGGAAATAATCAGAGTCAGATTCGACCCCCCATAGCCCCGGCGTATTGAATTCGTGTAGACTCCAGGACTTGTGAACCCGTTTTAACAGGCCCAACCGACGGCCGAGCCGTTGTAAAGCGTTTTCCTTGAACTCAGGGAGCGTGAGCGTGATCTTGGCCCGGACGCCCATCATATACCAATCCCCATTTTCATAGCCCATGATCCGCTCATAATCTTGCTGGCAATATTCGTCCTCATAATCCTCACCCGCGTTACCAGGATTGAACCAAGGGAGCGTATTACGCCCGCCGTTGTGCTTGATCGCCTGATCCGTTTCCGGCTTAGTTCCAAACGTCCCCAACCATGACAGATCGGGACAATCATCCAGGAGCAAATTAACTTTAATATCTGATGCGTTTACTTTTATCATTTCGCTTTTCCTTCCCGGCCTTAGCCGGACTCAGTGAAAATATATTCAATAGATGAATGACAAACATAGTAGCAGGTCCGCCCGCGGTATTTGCTCCGATAGTAGCTGATCATATAGTCATCTTTCATTCTGAGGCCCGCCCGCGTCCCGCGCCCCCACTCGTAGAAGGGAAACACAGAGGCCAATTGATCGACCCCTACCCGGCGTACTAGCGTCTCATAAGTAACCTCACGCGCCTGATCAACCATATTGTTGATCCACCGCGCCGTACTACAGGTACAATCAGTCTCAAAAGTGAACATTAAGCCGATCCCCCGCTGGAGCGCGTTACCGTGACCGTATAATCATAAACAATATGATCCGGCGCTTGGCGTGTTTCAAAGATCGCGTACTGTTTGTGCTCCAGGTACATGGCGATCATTTTTTCCAGGACGGCGAGATCAACCTCATCTACAAAGCGTGACCCCCGCCAATTACGGCCGTTTATTGTGATCGTGAGCGCGTTTTTGTCCATTAGTACAGACGCTCCCCGCCCCTAGTGCGTGTTACCTTGACTTCCAGATCGCGTAGGTGTTGAGACTCCAGCCAACCCGCGATCAGCCCTTCCAGCCGCTTAATTTCGCCCGGTTGGATCTTGTTATGCTTCCATTGGCCGCCGCGGATCTGTACCTGTAGCCCCTCTGAGGACCAATTGAACCCCGGCCCAAGTACCCGGTTAAAACCTTGGAACGGTCCGCCAATTTCGACCCAACCCCGGCCGGGTAGCTTCTCAAAATAGGCATTGATCACAGCATTAAAACCGCGTACCCTGATCCCAACCTTATCAGATCCGTTAAACTCCAGGACGATCCGATCCCGCTCGATCCACAGGTCCGCGATCTCATCAGGTGTGTTCAGCGTTGGCGGGTTCTTGCTCCAGTGGTCTTGGTTACGTTGCTCGGCCAATAACCGCGCCCGATCAAAGTAATTAGTGCCCCGGCCTGTGGACGGTCCGATCCGCTTAGAAACGCCTGTGAGCGTGTTAGTTATGTACCAGTGGCGCGGAGTGGCGTCAAATTTGATCCCCTCAGAACGGAGATCGTCACCGCCAATCACCCGCCAAGGCCCGCGCCCGCTCGATCCGTGGCCGTATTGATACATTAATGTGCTGAATGTGTTAACGTCCTCTGTCATAAATACATTGTGACTCATTTCGCTTACTCCTTATTTTAAGGCGCTGGATCGCTCTAGCGCGTGTTTATTTAGTTAATACCTAACTCTTGTACTAAAGGATCTAATGTACCCCAAAGTTGATTGAGTTCATGTAACGCGATCAGAGTTTCGGCCGATGCTACGGCCCATTGATCAGAGTCCGCCGTACTGCTTGTAAGGAGATCGATCCGCTGATCGTGCTCATCCATGTGAAGCCCCAAAGAATCAAGCATTTTTTCTAGCGTTTCGGGTTCTTGCTCCAGCAAGAAAAGAAGCGAACTAGCCGCGCCCGCGTAGTATTGCGCCCGCTTAGCTTGGCGCTGGAGCGTTACGGCCGTCTGTTCAATCTTGAATAGCGCCTGTGAGATTTGCTCCCACGTTTCCCGCGTGTGAAGCCCCGAGAAGCCCGGATCGACTTCTGGCGCGTGTTCCGTGTCCGCGTGTATTTTTTCTTGATCGTTCATTGGTTGATCTCCTTTAGCGTCTTTGGTCATCATATCCAGCAACCCGGCCGAGCGGCCCGCGTTTGTGAGTGGCGTCATAATCCCTCACCGCCTGTTGTGCTTCCGCTTCCGTCTCAATATTCTTTTTGATCGTGTGTAGCCGTGGCGCGTACTCGGTCACGATCTCCCCTTTGGCGTTGTATCTTTTGGTATAGTAGGAAAATACATAGTACATAATACGATCCTTTGACCGTTCCCGGCCCTAATCTTTGCTGATGACAATAAAACAAGAACTTACGCCCGTCCCGGACTTTTTGAAGCTGCCAACGGGGAGATCGAACTTCTCACCGCCAAATGTATCGAACCATGATCGGAAATCCGCCGCCGCGTGAGTGGAATTGTGGAAGGGTGACGGGGACATAACGCTCACTAGCGTTCCGCCGCTTTTTAACATCGCATAACAAAAGCGAACGTGATCGGCGTCTTGCATTTTTTCAAATGGGGGATTCATTATGATCGCGTCATATTTTCCGATGCTATCCACAGGATCGAGATCGTAAATGTCCCGGCCGATCAACTCGTGCCCCTTTAAGGTGAGGATCTCCCTGAGCATGTGAGACACTTCGACCGCGTGAAGCGTGGCGCGTGGGAAGTATTCCGCGATCATATCGCATAGAGCGCCCGATCCCGCTGAGGGTTCTAAAACAAGATCCCCCTCTGTGAGGTTCACATGCTCCAGCATAAGATCCGCCACGGCCCGCGGAGTGGGGAAAAACCCGCGGATCTTGGCAAATTTGGCGTTTTGCTCCAGCCCGGCGATCTTTCGCTCCGCGTCTCGCTCAGTGTTATCGACCCCTGAGATCACCCGGTCCGCCCATGCGTGAGCCGCGTTATAATCGCCCCATGACCCCCAAACACGATCATTATAGTCTGATGGGTACTTATCCCCATACTTAGCCCGCGCCCGGATATTGTGAGTCAACTCCAGCGCCGTTTTTTTAGTTCCCATTTTCCTAAATTGCGCCGGGACGCTTCCAACTGTCCACAGGTCCGCCAAGGCGATCAGGATCATTTGTGCTTCTTGCATTCGATCCGCGTCATAGTTTGCGGACGCTATGAACTCCGCCCGCCTGTGAGTGAGGTTAGCCCCTTTGAACGTGTCCCGCTTCTTTTGGATCTGTTTGTCGAAGGAGTCCGCCAAGGCGATCAGCTTCTCCGCCTTAGCTTGATCGGGTTCTGTCCCCGGTTCGGCCTTAGTCTTTGGCTTGCTTGGGGATGAGGACGGCGGATCAGCTTCTCCGCCCCCGTCCCCGTCTCCCTGAGCGCCCGATCCCCCTTCCAGTATAGCGCGGATCGTGTCCTCTGCGATCTCTTGCTTGGCGGCCCATTTGCCCCGCTTCCGCCACCAAAAGAAGCCGATCCCCGTTAGCCCGTCCCTCACATCGGCCGGGGGTTTTACCGTTTCGATCCATGTCCAGATCGCGCCGTTCCGCTCACTATAGGTGATCACCGCTTCCGCGGGATCATAATCGACAGAAGCCCCGCCCGCGGCCCGCTTAGCTTTCGGCTTTGCTTTTGGCGGTTCATAATAGCTTATATCGTGAGCCGCGTGATCGAAAACCCCGCCCAAAGATCGGACATAAGGCGACCCGCCCGCCCGAAAATGATCCGCGGGGGCTGGAGCGTTGATCGGATCATGGACAAATGACGCGCCGTCAATAGTTTTGGAGTGTGAGATCCATGTTGTACTAGCTTCAATCTTTGGCACAGGCCAATTATACTCACCGCTGATTTGCTCCCCCGCCCGCTTTAAGAAGTCGGCCGAATGCGCCCGTTTACAGTTTATATATTCCGTGTGGAAGCTAACCAACCGCGCCCCCGGATCAGGCTTTGACCCGTCACCGCCAAACGCGGACACAGAACCCCCCGATCCCGCTGTACCGCTGGAATAGGCGATCCGCGTCGATCCATCTGGCATTAACCAATGATAAATACAATAACCAAGATCGATCATGCCATCGAAGCCGCCGCCGTCATATTGGCCCGCGATCTTTTTGACTTCCGCCCCCGTTGGCCCGTCGATCCAGCTTATATCAAGTGAACTATGATCAGTCCTTACATAGAACGTGACGCCGGGAAAGATAGCCCGCAACCGTGGCCGGATCATTTTTCCAACTTCTTTACCTGTGATTGACTCCGCCGCGCCCGCTGGCATAACTGGATCGGGTTCGGGTTCGATATATTCAAAGCGATCCGCGTCGGCCGGTTCAATCTTTACCCGGTCCGCGGGTTCTGTCTCCGCGTGTTGCTCAGCTTCCGCCGCTTCTGCTTTGGCCGCTGCTTGTGCCTTAGTCCATATATCGAACCCCGGCCCGCGTCCGTTGGCCCGGTCCGCCGTTTTTGCTTCCCTGATGAGCCGATCCGCCGTGGTTTTGACTTCCGCCTCTGTTGGCCCGCCCCCGTCCGCCTGAGCCACAAATAAGAAGCCCCGCGCCGTGAGTACGGTCCTGATCTCCGTTATATCCTCATCAGATTGATCATAATGAGGACACAGATCCAAATAATCACCAAGTAGATCCCCGTTAGAATAATCAGCAAGGGGATCGGGTTCTGTTTCCAGTTTGGCCGCTTCCGCGTTGTGTTGTTGTGTGTCTTTGTAGAAGTCACCCCAACGATTGATCCAATTATCCGCCGTATCATAAGCCCCAAGATCGCCCGCTTCCGTCTCTGCTTCCAGTTCGGCCGGTTCTGCTTCCGTTATAACAGACGCGATCCGCGTTGCTTTCTCCGCTTCTGCTTCTCGCTCAGCCCGCCCCCGCTCCGCGATCTCTGTAAGGGAGATCGACCCCTGATCGCCTGTCTCCGCCTTGTGAAAGTCCGCGATCACCGTGAGGCCCGCGTCCGCAAGCCATGACCGAAAATCGGAAGTAAAGCGGGGATCGAAACTGGTATATTTCCCGCGTTGGATCGTTCCGTCTTTGTCCTTAGTTGTGTTATATGAGGACGGCGGATCGGGGTTATTCCAGCCCGCCACGATCACCGCGTCCGGCTTATAAGTGAGCCATGTTTGGCGATCTTTGCGTTGCCGGGGTTCTCTCCAGCGTAGCCGGACCGCCTGATCATATTGGGCATATTGACCCCGCGCCCATTCGATCCGCTTTACTTCCCGCTTGTTATAACCAAGGCCAAGCCCGGATCGGTGGTAAAGTGTCGCCCGTTCCGCTTGGCCCGCGTTCGCTTCTGTCTGTTTATCGTGGATCTGTATCATTTCGCTTTACTCCTTAGCTAAGGCAAGCCGAACCCGGCCCGCGTTGGTTATACAATAGGATCACCGCCACAACGGATCGCCGCGTCATTATGTGCCAGAATGACCCGATCACACTCAGGACCGAACTGATCACACTCCGCCGCTGTGAAGCCGTGAAAGTTTCGCAGATAGTGACGGCTAAGCGCGATCAGTTGTGATCGCCGCCTGTGCATAATGATCCGCCACTTGGCCCGGTCCGCGGGATCGTTTTCATAATATAGGCATATGTCACAGAGGCACAGCGGAAAACCCCCCGCGGCCGTCTCTGCTTTCACCCGCTCGATCTGCTCGGCCCGCTCCGCTTCCCTTGCTGCTTTCCCGATCATTTGCCAGATCCGCCCGTTACCCCACTTTATACCGTTTCGTATAGCCATTATATGATCGCCTCATTAGGCGTAATATAGCCCGCCCCTGTCACCGCTTCCGCCTCTGCGATCTCCGCGTCCAGACATGCCTCACAGATCGCCCGCCCTGAGCATGTCAAGAACCGGATCGATTTGTTGCAACTTTCGCAGAGATACGGCCCGCCGCCTACAGTATCAAAGACGATCCCCCCGTCCCCGTCCACAACGAACCCCTCACAATTGACCCGCTCACCCGGATCGCCCGCTTCCATGTATACGGTGAGATCCGTCTCCCCGGCCGGATGAACCCCCCAAGCAGCAAGGCTCACCCGCTCCGCCACTTCTGACAAGATAGAAGCCGCTGATCTCCAGTTACCCAAAACGCCGGGATCGTCATATAACGGCCGCTGATCCATATATGAGGCCATAGCCGCCCGATCCTGTCTCGTATTGGCCCACGGTTTACCATAGCGCCCGATCATAATCAGGATCACCGCTTCCGCCTCTGTCACCGCTTCCAGCCGCCCGATCTTTATATTGTGGACCGGTTCACAGGTTGGATCGCGCCGGTAGTGATCCGGCAAAGTGAAGAAAAAGCGAACCACAACCCACGGCCGATCCAACTTCGACCCGTCCCGCGCCTCTGCAATGACAGGCGATATAACCCGGCCGACTTCCCCCGCCACGATCACCACTTCCCCCGCCTGAGAATGTCCCGCCCCATATAGATCGCCCACGGTGAGCGATCTGCTAACCTTTACCAATTGCCCGATCTCTAAATTCTGATCATTTATCATTTCGCTTGCTCCTTATTACTAAGGCGGACCGCCCGCGGCCCGCGTCGGATAGATAGATAATAACACCTTATAATTGCTTGTCAAGTAAATGAGAACCGATCCGCCCGATTTGCTGCCAACTCCAGCCCGCCCCCCTTCGATCCGCGTGTAAATTCTGCTCGCACCTCCCCGGCCGCGTGTATTTTTTAAGGCGGCCGAACCCCTTAGCGCGTGTAAATTCTGCTCGCCTATGTCGATCCCGCGTGTATATAGTAGAAGCGCCCCCGCCCACGGTCCGCCCGCTGCCCGCTCGACCACACTCGCCGCGGACCGTTGGCCGGCAAGGATCGAACGGCCGTTCAGACTTTCCGCGCCGGCGCGTTTTACCTGTGGTAGAACCGGCCGATCTCCGCCTGATGAGGACACAGGCAGACACACAGAAGCAGACAGGCAGACAGGGAGACACAGAGATCGCCTGAGCGGTCCGCCTGATGAGGACACAGGCAGACAGGCGGACACACACACAGAGATCGCCTGAGCGGTCCGCCCAATGAGAACACAGGCAGACAGGCACAAGCGGAGACACAGAAGCAGAAGCAGACCGATCAAGCGGTCCGATCTCCGCTCAGGCAGACAGGCAGACAGGCAGACAGGTAAAACCATACAGAGACGCGATCACACTCAGGACCGGCCGAAAACCGGCCGATCCTGTCTGATCCTGTGGTCTGTGTCTGTCTGTTTAGCTAATATCCAACCAACGATCGGCCGGTTCAAAATATTTTACTTTGCAACGCTTCAGAATTCGAATGTCATCCAGATCGACGCGATCAGAAAAATTACCGGCAAATGTGCAATTACATTGATCCCATTGATCAGGATCTTGATGGGGGCATTCCTCATCAACTTTTATCAAGTGACCAGCGGCCGAATCCGTCAAGGCGTCGATCACCTCTGACTCATTGTCCGCTTCTACTACTACGCGGTGTATATCGAACCCGCAACCGATCCCAACGAACCAAGTTTTACCGAACCACTCGCCACGGTTAGCAAGTCGATCCACTCTGTACTCATCTTTTTTACCATATGCGCCCATAACTATAGCTGTGATCATATACTTTACTCCTTGTGTGTAATCGCGCCGGAAAAACCCGGCCGTAAACCAATAAAAAAAACCAGAAAAACCAAAAAGACCCGGCCGAAAACATTATAAAATTCTGCTCACCGATCATTTTTGCGCGTGTGAATGAACCATGATCGCCTGATCTCCGCTGCTTCTGCCAGTCGGCCGATCCCAGCTGGGAAGACAGGCGGACCGCCTGATCGATCTCCGCCTGAGCGGTCCGCGGTCCGCCTGATCTCTGTGGCGGTCTGTGTCCTGGGATAACAGAAGCAGACAGGCGGACCGCCTGATCGATCTCCGCCTGAGCGGTCCGATCTCGATCAAAGTGACAGGGAGACAGACACACAGACCGCAGAAGCAGAAGCAGAAGCAGCGGAGACAGGCAGAAGCAGACAGGCAGACACAGAGATCGCCTGTATTGTCCGCTCAGGCGATCTCTGCTTCTGCTTCTGCCTGATGACACAGACCACAGAAGCAGAAGCAGACAGGCAGACAGGCGGACCGCCTGATCGGAAAAAAACCGCCTGAGCGGTCCGATCTCGATCAAAGTGACAGGGAGACAGGCACACAGACCGCAGAAGCAGACAGGCAGACAGGCGGACCGCTCAGGCGGTCCGATCTCCGCTGCTTCTGTGGTCTACACACAGAAAAAACCACAGAGATCACCTGATCGATCTCTGTGGTCTGTTTGTGGTCTGTTTGTGGTTTTTCTGTCAATTTAGGCCGGATTCCTCACCTATAGGAAAATAATAGGTGATTCCGCCTGTAATTGTTGTCACTCCCTGATCATCAATTGTCCGATCTCCGCCTACAATGATCGATCTCTGTAGGCGGTCCGCCTGTGGTAACACACAGCCATAAATATAATCTCTGTGTTTTATGTTTCGATATAAATAATCATAATGTCCGATCTCTGTGCCTGAGTTCGTCACGATCTCCGCTTCTGCTTCTGACAGACACACAAGATCAAGATCATTGTGTGTTAAATAACCATAATCATATAAACCGTGTTTTATAGGTATACTGATCTCCTGTGGTCTGGTTCTCCATGTTTTCACTTTGCCATTAATGCGCCATCTCTGCGGAGTCTGATCGGCATTCCTATGACTTATGTGATAAATGATCTCGCCATGTGTGAGATTTTTTGCTGCTTCTAAACTGATCATAATCGCTTTACTCCTTGTAAAGTACAGGCGGACCGCCTGAGCGGTCCGCGGTCTGATATTATTTTTCTGTTTCCCATGCTAACATAACAGAGATCGCCTGATCGAGTGTGAGATCATTTTCCTCACATATGCTCACGATCTCCCTGATCTCTGTGGCGGTCTGTGAGTGTATCCATTGTAATTGTGTGTCTGTGTAGTTTTCAAAATAATCACTGTCTGTGTCTCCCTGCCTGAGTGCGAGAAAAAACAGACAGGCACACACAGAGAGATCGCTATCTATTGCCATGTGTGGCGGAATTCCTAGATCAGATAAACCATAAAATACAGGCACACTATTCTCACTTAAAACATAAGACAGGCGATCTCTGTCTCCGCTTCTGCTTCTGCCTGTCTGCCATAATTCGATCTCGATCTCTGTGATCTCCTGATCGATAAAAAACAGGCCGGTTTTATGTTTCCATGTTCTGATTTTTTCTCCGCTTCTGATTTTATCGATCAGGCGGTCCGCTTCTGCTTTCTCCGCTTCTGCCATCAGGCGATCAGCGAAAGCGATCAGGCGGTCCGCTTCTGCCTGTAGGCGGTCCGCTTTCTCTGCGATCTCATCTCTAAGATAAAATACGTTTGACAGGCGGTCCGCTTCTGCGATCAGGCGGTCCGCGGTTTTTCTGTGGCGGTCCGCTTCTGCTTTCTTTTTTTCCGCTTCTGCCAGTATTAGATCGTTCATTTTATACTTTCCCTGTCTTGACAACATACTCACAGACCATGATCACTCGCCATGTAATTAATCCATTATTGATCGCTGCTTTCTCCGCTTGTGGCGGAGTGTGAAAACAGAGATCACCCGAATTCTCATAATTGAAAAAATCCGATCTCCCTGTGTATTGGTAATACACAAGATCAGGCGGTCCGCTCGTGATTTTTTCGATCAGGCGGTCCGCTTCTGCCTGTATTTTGATCGCTTCTGCCTGTAGGCGGTCCGCTTCTGTGTTCAGGCGGTCCGCTTCTGTATATGCCATCTCTGCTATTGTTTGATCGTTCATTATCGCTTTACTCCTTGTAAAGTGTAGGCGGACCGCCTGAGCGGTCCGCGGTCTGTTATTATCGCTTTACTCCTGAGATCGTGAGAATTCCATATGACACATTACACAGCGATAATGATCAAGTGTGCCAAGTGTGCCCAAGTGAGCGGAGTCTCCGCCACACATAGGACAATAGATCTCGCTGTGTTTTTCTGCGATCTCCTGAAAAAACCGCCATGTTTCCTCATAATAATCTATGTCATATAATATTTTTTCTAAGTATGGAATATTAGACTCACAGCCCAATATATGACCATAATCGCCATCAGCGATCTCGACAAACAGACAACCATAATCCTCACTCAGGCGATTAATGCCTAAATAATCGCCAATGTGATCGATCTCCTGTGTGTCAGAGATCAGAGTGAGATCGGAGTCTCCCTGTGTATTTTTTACTTTGCATGTGTGGCGGTTTTTTATCTCTGATCGCCATGTGTTCTCACACTCAGGCGGAGAAAGTACAGAAGCGGACCGCGGACCGCTCGATCTCTGTGGTCTGTTAAAACCACAATTGTTGTGTGTCATTATCGCTTTACTCCTTGTAATTCACTATACAGGCGGTCCGCTTCTGTGATCTCCGCTTCTGTAGCATTTGGCAAAATAATCAGACCGATCATAGTGTGCTCGCCAATATAATCGATCTCGATCTCTGTGTCTGCCATCAGGGAGACAGAAGCGATCAGGTGATCATAATGGGTAAAATCACCACAGACAGAAAAAACCATAAAATGATCGCTGTGGTGAGTCTCTCTGTGTCGAGTGTGAGATCGCTTGATCTCCGCTTCTATGCTTAGGCGGTCCGCTTCTGTCTCCGCTGCTTCTGTCAATATGTGATCGTTCATTATCGCTTTACTCCTTGTAAAGTACAGGCGGACCGCCTGAGCGGTCCGCGGTCTGATATTAATTGATCGTCTTCCATGTTTCATATAAAACCACAGCGATCAGAAAAAAAACCGCTGTGATCGCTTCTGTGTAGTACAAAAGCAGAATGCTAACAAGAACACAAAAAAACCATACTTTGATCATAATCGCTTTACTCCTTGTAAAGTACAGGCGGACCGCCTGAGCGGTCCGCGGTCCGTTATATTGTGATCTCTGTGAGTTTATATTGTCCGCCTGTGTGATCGTCAATATGTGATATATCGCTCAGAGTAAAATACAATGTATCAATATGGAATAGCGGATTTTTTTCTAAGCAGAAGCGGACAATTAATTGATCGTATTTTTTGCGGTCCGCTTCTGTGTGTCTTATGATCTCGATCTCATCTATAGCGGAAAATATAACTTCACTCCCTGTAAAATTGTGCCCTATGACTAGATCACAAGTAAAATGAAAAACCATATAATGATCGCCTGTCTCCGCTTCTGCTTCTGCTTTCTCCGCCTGTAGTTTTAAGCGGACCGCCTGATCTCGTATGATCTCAGATAGTGCGAGTTGTGTCTCCGCTTTCAAGTGTAGATCGAATGATTTTTTATACAGGCGGTCCGCTTCTGTGAGTCTGTGATCTCTAATAATTAGATCGGTTTTTCCTGTATTCTCTGTAATGCCTGTCATTATCGCTTTACTCCTTGTGTGTTCTTGTGTCTGCCTGAGCGGTCCGCGGTTTTTCCGCGGACATAAATCATAACCTATAATGTCAATTATTGTCAAGTGAGATCACAGGGAAAAACCGCCACAAAAATAGGCGGTCTGTACTATATAGAAAGCGGACCGCCTGATCTCCGCCTGTCTCCGCTTAGAATGCGACACAGAAGCAGAGATCGCCTGAGCGGTCCGATCTCCGCCTGATCTCGACACACAGACAGAAAAAACCCGCCTGTATTAGGCGGAGACACAGAAGCGGACACAGAAGCAGACACACACAGAGATCGCCACACAGGGAGACACACAGACCGATCAGGCGGTCCGCTTCTGTCTCATCAAACACACACACAGACCGATCAGGCGGTCCGCTTCTGTGTCTCATCAGGCAGACAGGGAGACAGCGACACAGACACAGAAAAACATTATCTAAGCAGACAGAAAAAAACAAACAGAAAAAAACCGCGGTCCGCTCAGGCGATCTCCGCTTCTGCTTCTGTGTCATCAGGGAGACAGGCGGACCGCTCGATCTCCGCTGCTTCTGCCTGTCATCAGGCGGACCGCCTGATCGATTATTACAATCTAGGTTATCATAATCGATCATGGTAGGATTCAACGGCCGGATTCGATAGCCTAAAATGGGTGACGAGATCCCAAGCCCCCCC